ATGATTAGTGAAGAAGTTTTGAAAATTGTACTTAACAATAAGACGTTTGGGCAACGTGAAGCTGCTGATATAGTTGGTGGTAGAGGACGATTATTCAGATTAGTTGGATCTGGAGTTATACGTGCTGAAAAGAAACCAGCTGATCGTCAAAACGGAAGATGGTATTGTAATGCTTATGATGTAATTAAAAATGCTACATTGAAGTAATTGATATTCAAATAGTTATACTAAGTTAATGACGCAAAAAATACAAGTTTAACGTTTGGATAAAAGTCAAAAACTATATAGTTTTACATCATAAATAATAGATAATCAATAAGTTATGAAAAGAACACCGCTTTTGACTATTTGGGTTTTATCATTTGTTGTAATGATATTACTTGCTAATCCTGAAAAAGTTTTATTCTGGATTGCGTTTGTGATATTTTCTTGGTCTTCACTATATATTGAGAAACACAAAAAAAGACTTAAGGAAGAAGATGAATAGTAAACGTCCATATATTGTCCAAGATGTAACATTGGTAACATACAGTGGACGTCGGATTTCCCTCTCTTTAGTAGAGTATAAGATTATAGATGTCCCTGTTAGACTTGTTAAAGAAAAAATACTTGATTCTTTTTCTGCAATGGTTGATAAACCTGTAGATGTAGAATTAAAAGTAAGATACATATAAATAAAGCGTACATAAGAGCAATGAAAACGAAAGAAGAATTACTGGCAATGAAGCATGAAGACTTGGCTTTATTCGCATACAAAATCATGTATGAACAATGCCTTCTTGAAGACAAAGAAAAAGAGAATAAAAAATTAAAAGAAATACTTAATATGATTGGGGTTACGTATGAAACTTACAAATCAGAATTTAGTGAATGAATTATTGCAATTGGAGGTTGAATTGAAAAAGGTGGAGTCCAGTAATATTGAATATCTACCTGAATATGGATATTCACCCAAAGAAGAAATAATCCAACTTATCAAAGAAGATATATCTGATGTTAAAAAAGAAATAGACATAAATCTACAATTAGAAACTTCTGGTATTTCATCAGAATATACGGAAAAAAACTTAGAAGAAGAAAGAACTAACCTTTGCTTAATACAGGGGTTGTCGAGATATTGTTAAACTTTAAAATATTTGAGCGATGGAGGAAAACAAATTGACAAAACAAGAAAATGACACATTAGCGATATTTGGTAAAGGAAAGACCATTTATCAGGTTGCGGGTAATGACGTAGCATTATCATTTGATATTGTACGTAACTATTTAACGAAAGGTAGCGGGCAAGTATCCGATCAGGATATTGTACAGTTTATTAGTATTTGCAAATTTAACCAGCTTAATCCATTCTTGAACGAAGCATTCCTTGTCAAGTTTGGACAACAACCGGCGCAGATGATTGTCAGTAAAGAGGCTTTTTTTAAACGAGCTGACGCAAGTGAACAGTACGAAGGTTTCAAGGCTGGTGTCATACTTATCAGAGATAATCAAATTGTAGAGGTGGAAGGATGTTTCTATAATGAAAAAACAGATGTTCTTGTTGGAGGATGGTGTGAAGTTTATCGTTCAGACCGTAAATTTCCTATTGTAGCGAAAGTGAATCTTTCCGAATACGACAAAAAGCAATCTATATGGAATGAAAAGAAATCCACCATGATTTCCAAGATTGCTAAGGTTCAGGCATTACGTGAAGCTTTTCCTGCTCAACTTGGAGCAATGTATACACAAGAAGAACAAGAGGTTAAATTTGCAGAATACGAGGATGTGACTGGGAAAGAATCTAAAGGTAATAAACTTGCGGAAATTGCTGCTAAGGCCGCAGGGGTGGAAGAACAACCTAACCCGGAGCAATTAGAAACTCAATCTCAAAATAACGCGAATAATAAACCTGTTCAAAAAACACTGTTATGATAGAAAATGCAGAACAAAAATCGCTTGGTTGGTATAGGTGCCGTCTCGGTAGCATAACGGGGAGCAATGTTGGCTTACTTATGAAAAATGGTAGGAGCGGCATGTTTAGTGATACTGCCAAAAATTATATTTTCCAAGTTGCGGCAGAACGGGCTATGAATCCAGAAATAGTTAATGATGATGTTGCGTTCGCCGAATATTTGTCTACTGTCAATGTAGAAAGCAAAGCAATGAGATTCGGGACAGAGCAAGAATCGAGTGCACGCGATTTGTATTCTAGATTGACTGGAAGGCATATTGTAGAAGTGGGGTCGTGTAAGCACCCCACTATCCCAAACTTTGCCAGTAGTCCTGACGGGTTCTTTTATGATGAAGAATCTGAAGAATGTGGATGTATAGAAATAAAATCTCCTTCCCAAAATACTTTCATGAAGTACAAAAGCGAAGTTTATGATAATGAATCGCTTCTTAAAGTAAAGTATGAATACTTTTATCAGTGTATGGCTCACATGATGTGCTGTAATGCAAGATGGACTGACTTTGTAGCTTATAATCCTTTTCAAATAGATCCTATTCACATTGTTCGTATACTACCAGATGAAAAGGTCTTTGCAGAAATGGAGAAACGCATCAAAATGGCAGATGACATTATTAACCAAATAGCGGATATTGAATGATGAAATCGGACATTATAATTAAACAATTAGATAATGGTTGTTTTGACGTACATGTTGATGACAAAAGTACAGATCAATTATCATTTGATGAAATGCTTGGGGTTGTTGCACAATTGACTGTACCCAAAAATAAAAGATGCCTTCAGTGGCTTAAAACTAAGGAACAGCATGAAAGTTTTAGGAATAGAAATTTAAAAATAGAGCAATGAACACACAATTAGCAATTCAAGAAAGCGACCTAGAACTGGTCGTGAGTGAAAAGACGTTAGGTAGTCTTACTACCAACGCAAAACAAATCAGAGATATGGTAAAAGCCGCTTTGCCAATGTATGATATCTCCAATTATACAGATGATAATATCGATCAAGCAAAAAAAGATAAAGCGGCTCTAAACAAAGCGGCCAAAGCTCTCAACTCCAAACGTCTTGAAATAGAGAAAGAGTTTATGAAACCTTTCGGGGAGTTCAAGGACGTTGTAACCGAAACCGTAAAACTTATTGGTGAGTGCTCTGCTAGGATTGACACGGTAGTCAAGCAGAACGAGCAGCAATACAAGGACAAGAAGAAAGCCACTATCAAGACCTACTTTGATGGAATGAACGTAAATCTTGTAGACTTTAACAAGGTTTTCAGGTCTGAATGGCTCAACAAGTCATCCAGTATGAAATCTGTTTGTTCTGACATTGATGCTATATTTGCTAAGGTAGAGAACGAACTTTCTACCTTAAAGGGGTTTGGTGAGGATTTCGATGTCCTCCGTACTTATTATATGGATACGCTCAACATCACATCCACCATTCAGTATGCCAACCGTCTGAAAGAGCAGCGTGAGCGTGCCAAAGCAGCAGAAGAGGCGCGCATCAAGGCAGAGCAGGAAAGAAGGGCTTCCGAAGAAGCCCGTAAAGCTGCTGAAGTAGAACAAGCCAAATCCCGTCCGATCAATCCGTTTGCCATGGCAGGACAAAAAGCCAACGAACAACCTCCTTTTATTAATCATCCCGAAGTACAACAGCCTGAGCTGTTAACGAGAGCTTTCAAGGTTACTACTACCCGTGAGAATATCATTGCTTTGGGTGACTTCATGAATGAAAAAGGTATTGATTTTGATAAAATAGAATTGCCATGAGTGAAGCTGGAAAAGAATACAGACAATTTGTAAAACAGCGAAGAGAAGAACGCTATAGTCAATTTGTAAACTCAACCCTTCCTGCCATCAAATCTTTAGGCTATGAAGTTATTCAACGAAATGATTATGGATTCGAATTCATTGTTCCTAAAAAAGGATTTGGCTGGGTTATATTCTACCCCAAGGGTGATAGGATATTATTGTGCAAACAAAATAAATGGATATATGGTGGTTTCTCTTGGATTCGCAAACATATACTTAAAGGCAATGGAAGTATGCAAAACAGATGTACAGACTATTATTCGGCTTCTTGATAAGAGTGCAGAGCTAATTGATAAATATTGTAAGAAGCCTTGTGAGTGTGATAAAGCAAGACAATGCAGGAAAATTAGTAAGAAACTTAAAAATAAAATTGACAATGAAAACTTTGCAAATCAGTGAACAAAAAGCTAGAGAACTCTACAAAAGTGGTTCCAGCGAGTTAAAATCTATTTTGGAAGAGTCTTTTGGAAAAGATTTTTTCTCTCAAAAGATAACAGATAGAGTTAAAACCTATGAAGATGCATGTCGCGAATTAAGTACCAGTCCTCTTGATGAAAATAAGTTGATGAAACTCGGTCTTACTAAACATGATATTGCTTATCAAAAGTTGGTAACCATTATCAAGGCCCTTAACGAAGGTTGGGTACCGGATGTATGTGATAGTAGTGTATATAGATGGTACCCGTGGTTCAAGACTAATGGTTCTCCTTCCTCTTTCGCTTTCGGCGGTTCGCATTACGCTGATGCGAATGCGGATGCGGGTAGCGGGTCTCGCCTTTGCTTGAAAAGTAAAGAATTGTTAGAGTATTGTGGTAAACAATTCATTGACCTTTGGAAACAGTTCATTATTTAACTAAATATTATCATCATGAAAAAAGAAAATAAAAAGATTACAGAGTTAGTCAAAACGTTTGAGGATGCCCGTAAGCTGACCGGCAGACCGGATGTTCCTGACTTTTCCAATCTTCCCACTGACATGCGCAAACATTTTGAGGCACAGTATAAGATGATTGTAATTGCAGAAGCCCTTAACGAGGGATGGATTCCTGATTGGGATAATTATAATGAATATAAGTATTATCCTTGGTTTGAAATGTCTCCTTCCTCTTTCGCTTTCTGCGTTTCGCTTTGCGATTATGCGGATGCGGATGCGGGTAGCGGGTCTCGCCTTAAATTTCGGACACGCGAGCTTGCAAATTATGCAGCAGAGCAATTTATTGATATTTGGAAAGATATCCAGATAGGATAGGATAGGATATAAAGGTTGCCTGTCCTTGTCTCCTTCCTCTTTCGCTTTCAACGATTCGAATTACGATAATGCAAATGCGAATGCAGGTAGCAGGTCTCACCTATGTTACAATAATCCAATGGGCAGGGGCCTCACCTCTTGGTGGAAAATAACAATTCAAACGGTGTCGGTAGGGCTTATCCGAAGACTCTTATTAGAAACAAAGGCTTATGAAACGATTTGGAAATTTATACTATCGTATTTGTGACATTGATAACCTTTACCTTGCATATACCAAAGCAAGAAAAGGCAAGGGAAATACTTATGGGGTCATTCAATTTGAGAAAGAATTGGATGACAACATAAATACCCTTCATAAGGAACTGTCAGAAGGTAAATACGTTACTTCTGAATATCAAACTTTTATCATACATGATCCTAAGGAACGTGAAATATACCGGCTCCCTTTCCGTGATCGTGTTGTTCATCATGCGATAATGAATATCCTCGAAGATATATGGACTCCGATATTCATTTCACATACTTATTCATGTATTAAGGGCAGAGGTATCCATGGAGTAATGAAACATCTAAAGAAAGATTTGAAAGATATCCAAAATACAAAATATTGCCTGAAAATGGATATTCGTAAATACTATCCGTCAATAGATCATTTGATACTTAAGAATATTGTCCGAAAGAAGGTTAAGGACAAACGTCTTCTTGAGTTACTCGACGGTATTATTGATTCTGCTCCGGGAATACCTATCGGTAATTATCTTTCTCAGTTCTTTGCAAACTTGTATCTATCTTACTTTGACCACTGGCTTAAAGAGGAAAGACGTATAAAGTATTATTATAGATATGCTGATGATATGGTAATACTTTCATCAAACAAAGAAGAGCTTCACTCTCTGCTTGGAGATATAAAATCATATCTGCATAATAAGCTTCATTTAAATTTAAAAGACAATTATCAAATATTCCCGGTTGATAATAGAGGAATTGACTTTGTTGGCTATGTTTTCTTTCACACTCATATTTTAATGCGGAAAAGTATCAAGAAAAACTTCTGTAGAAAAGTAGCAGTGTTGAACAAAAAGAAAACTACATCCTGCAACTGCAAGATAGCACTTTGTTCATGGATGGGATGGGCAAAACATTGTAATTCAAAGCACTTAATTAAAACTGTAATCAAAAATGAAAAGGTTTTCTGATTTTGGAATTGATATTGACGCGGGACGTAATATTTTCCCTGTACAGCAAATATCAATAACCGATATACTCAACTGTGAGATAGAGGTACTTGACTATGAATCTGGAGTTAAAACTCAACATGGAGATAATCGTTGCGTAGTCAAGATTAGGCATGAAGGAGCTGAATATAAATTCTTTACTAACTCTTCTCCGATAAAAGAGGCACTTAGTAAAATTTCCAAAGAAGATTTTCCATTTATAGCTACAGTACGTATCAAGAAAATAGGTACTGGTAATAATAAAATGTATTATTTCACTTAAAAGATATTGTATATGAAAATTACAATCAATAAACCAACTGAATTTGAGGCTGTCTACCTGAAAGTAGATGCAGGTGTTCGCTATTGGGAGGATGCAATAGTAAACGGAATAAGAGACATTGATTTATACGAGAGTAATGGTATAGGCAGCCCTCTTATTCCTTGCGCTGTACAAATAAAAGAAGAACCTGACTATAATATATATTCAGACCATTATCGTTGGAGACCTATTATAACGATTGAAACTGGTCGAATAGTCAACTGGATGCAGGGAACAACTGCTAATGTTCACTACAAAGTGTGTGATGATTTTATATGTGATATTGTTGATGAAGATGATAGTGCTATTGTTTCTTATGACGGCTATGTGCCTAAGATCATGTGTCCGGCAGATAAAGGATATGGTGACTATATCATTATGAATATTGACGAAAACGGATTTATTCAAGGATGGAATAAGGAACTAATTAAAGAACTTGTAAAACAAGAGGAGGATTAATTATGGCAATGCATACATGGTTTGAGTGCAAGATCCGTTACGAAAAGGTGATGGATAACGGAATGCAGAAGAAAGTGACGGAACCTTATTTGGTAGATGCACTTAGTTTTACAGAAGCAGAAGCACGTATTATCGAGGAGATGACTCCATTTATAACAGGAGAATTTACCGTTTCCGACATCAAACGAGCTAACTATAGTGAACTTTTCCCCAGTGACGAGGAAAGTGCTGACCGCTGGTTTAAGTGCAAACTGATCTTTATCACCCTTGACGAGAAAAGCGGTGCCGAGAAAAAGACTTCTACCCAAGTGATGGTTCAGGCTGCCGACTTGCGCGACGCAGTGAAGAAACTGGACGAGGGCATGAAAGGAACAATGGCTGATTATCAGATCGGTATGGTATCTGAAACTTCTATTGTAGACGTATTCCCTTATGAAACTAAAGAAGGAAGTAATACTACAGAAGATAAAGAGGTAGTTCGCTTTATTGATAAGTTCCCTGAAGGGCAATGTACCGAAACTACAGTAGGTGGAAAACCGGTTATCGTTGATAAGACTGGAGGTAAAACAAAAGTAATCCCTAACAATAAATCAGATACTAATGAAGGAGATCAACAGTGAAGAATATTTGCCAGATTGGGCGATAATTGAAGACTAGTTTAAAAGCGAGGAACGATGAGTGTTATTTGTTCCTCTCTATGTGATAAGCTATCTACTACGAATTTACTATAAAGAATAAATAAGTTATAATTATGGCAGAATTTTATAATATGGGAGAACTTATTCCTATCAGAGAAAATAACGGTCAAAGAGCCGTTAACGCACGTGATTTACATGCTTTCCTAGAAAGTAAGCAACAATTTGCTGACTGGATCAAGAATCGTATTGACAAGTATGATTTCATTGAAAATCAGGATTATGTAGTTTTTCATAATTCTATGAATAACCCATCTGGCGGTCGCCCCCAAAAAGAATACGCCTTATCCATAAACATGGCGAAAGAACTTTCCATGATTGAGAATAACGTACGTGGGAAGCAAGCAAGAAAGTATTTCATCAATTGTGAAGAATTTGCCACTCAAAAAATTGTAGAAGAAAAGAAAAGTACTAAACGTGAACCATCACTAACAACTAAAGTCCGTGTTGGTCTTGAATGGGTAAAAGGCGTAAGTGAAGTGCTTAATCTAAATGATTCTTCTAAATTATCTTTAATTAGTAAAGTAGCTGCACCTCTTGGACTTCCGACACCTGATTATACTCCGTCACATGGGATACTTAAATCCGCTACTGAATTGCTCAAAGAAGCGGGTTTGTCTATCAGCGCACAGGCGTTTAATCAAAGAGCGATTCGGAAAGGTATCTTATGTGATATTAAAAGGAAATCATCAAAAGGTAAAGATAAGCATTTCAAATCAATAACCGAATCCGGGCTTCTATATGGTGAGAACCAAGTCAACCCTAATAATCCTAAAGAAACGCAGCCGCTTTGGTATAAAGATAAATTCAATGAATTATTGATGTTACTTGATTTTAAACTTGTTGAAGCGTTATGACATACGAAGAAATGAAATCTAAATATTGTGGAACCAATATTCGCAGGAAGCCAAAAAGTGAAGAACATAAGATACAGGCGTCTTGTATCCGTTGGTTCCGTCTCCAATACCCCCAACTAAGGAATATACTGTTTGCCGTTCCTAACGCAGCAAGAAGAAGTGCTAGAAACGGGGCATACATGAAAGAAGAAGGGATGCTTTCGGGAGTTGCAGATCTGATACTTCTTAAAAGTAATCGTTTCTACGGTGCTTTGTGTATAGAAATGAAAAAGCCTGGTAAATACCAAAGGGTAGTACAAAAAGAATGGCAAAAGGAATGTGAAGCGGCTGGAAATAAATATGTCGTTGTCCGTTCCCTTGACGAATTTATCAAAGTGGTAACCGATTATTTGAATAACATGTAGTTATGGCTGTTTCGCAAATTATAAAAGATATTCGTTGCCTAAAGAAACTGATAAAAAATGCTACTGGATTGAAAGTCTATGAGCAAGAAGCTATTTATCATCATGATTCCTATTGGAGCATTTCTAATGAATATAAAGACAAAAACAGTCCTCATATCACAGTTACTAGAGGTAGCTATTGTACCTTGGATGATGGGGCAGAATACAAAATATCTATTTATGCTTCCTCTTTATCGATTGGCATACGTAGAAATTTCAACGCTCCATTATTTCAATCTTATATTGACAGAATAGTTCAGGCATTAGATAGCTGTTTTGGAGAAAAGCAGTGGAATTACTGTAATGAAGAATGCATTACTTGGCGTCCAATGTCTCGATTTAGTTTTTATGTGCAGATTCCAAATTTTAAAGATTGAGACTTATGAAACCGAATGAATTAGAAGAATGGCATAAGCTATCAAAGAGCCTTCTTGCATTTACTAATGATTGCAGTGAGGACATAAAGCCTTATATTCTTGGACAGCTGGAATCTTTATGCGAGATACTGTCTGGACAAATTGATTTTGAGAAATAAAACTTGTGTCGATTGGTTCAACTCCTATTATCGGCAAATCGTTCTTTGACATTTTGTTTTCAGCTTTTAATCTGCCTTATTACTGCATTGGAATAAATAAAGCCAGATATAATGTCTGGCTTTATTTATCAATTAGTCCGAACCTTTTTAATTCGGCTTTATTGATTCGAGAGTTACTCTTTATCTTATCACAAACAAGGCTAATATCTTCCTCATCCAATGTACCTAAACTAGTACTTTTAAGAAGTTTGTTCTTCTTTACTATTTTAATTGAAGAGCAATCTATGTAGCTATCATATGAAAGGAAATCATAACTTTCCCCTTTTATAAGATGTTGCATTGCTCGTACATTAAGTGGCAGATTCATATTAATAAAGGAGTTAAAGATGACACCACCATAAACGTTTCCATCGTTATCAAAGCCAAGTACTACAAAAAATTTATCACGACTGGTATCTCCGGGTTTGGGTACTACTCCATTGGCTTTGTTCATCGTAACAAAAAATACATCCCCTATCTTAACTTCCGAAGGCTTCATCAAACGCTATTGAATCATTAATATATTTGACAAGTTCATCATTAGCTCCTCCGTCACGGGCAATATCCCCCGGATCAATAACGTGATTTCCCTTTTTGTTTCTCGCTTTCTCCCAACAAGTTGTATGAGAAGTCCTTTCCAACTCCTTAAAACTCATTTCCCCATATTTGGAAATGCATGCATCCAAAGTTTCTTTGTCATACTGGGATAGGTAATCCATATCAGGATCACGTTTAGATAATAGATAGTAATCTACAACATTAACATCATCTTTCATGTTTGAAAGAACACTTTTTTGCCCCTGTATTGTACTATATAAAATTGTTGGTACTGGTCCATGGGGAAGAGCGCAAAACTTATCTGCTATCATCAGTTGTCCCCAGTCAACCAAACTGCGTTGATTAGCAAAATATAATATCTTGAACAAATGATAATAGTCCATACCCCCAGTTTTATTAAGGATATAAAGTACTATTTCTATGATTTTTTGTTGTTCAAATTTTGTCATTTTGTTTAGGGTTCTTTGTTACTAATCATATCACTGCATATTCAAATATATGCATTCTAATGCAAAGTTAACAATTTCATTTGAGAATTAAATCACAAAATAGTTAAAAGAATACGTTGATTATTGGTTGTATAATCAGTTTTAAAAATTATTATTATATTTGCAATGCGTTGGGTTGTACTTATTAAAATTAGAATTAATCAGAGGATTAAGATATAGAAAGCTGTGTAGGTCACAACCCCCTGCATGGCTTTCGCCTTTTTATCTCCGCATGAAGAAGTGCGGTACGTCCTCGAACGAAAAGACTTTATTATGGACAACATTCAGATTTTTAAGAATGAATCGTTTGGTGAAGTAAGAGTAGCCGGAACAAGTGAAGAACCATTATTCTGCTTGGCAGATGTTTGTAAAGTGCTTGAGTTAGGAAATCCCAGTCAAGTAAAAACAAGACTTTGTGGTGAGGTCATTACTAATGAGGTCATCCCGGACTCTCTTGGTAGACAACAAGAAATGATTTTTATTAATGAAGACGGTTTGTATGACGTAATACTTGATAGTCGTAAGCCACAGGCTAAAACTTTCCGTAAATGGGTAACTAGTGAAATCCTTCCTTCAATCCGCAAGCATGGCATATATGCTACCGACAATGTTATTGACCAGATATTGAATAATCCAGATTTCGGTATTGAGCTTCTCACTAAGCTAAAAGAAGAACGGTCGGCACGCATTGAAGCAGAGAAACAAGTAGCCGTTCTTACTCATGTCAATAAAACCTATACATGTACGGAGGTTGCTAAAGAATTAGGGCTTAAATCAGCAATTGAACTTAATAACCGTTTAAAAGAACTTGGCGTACAATACAAAGTTAATCAGACGTGGGTACCATACACCAAATACTCTACCCTTGGCTGGTTTGATATAAAGCAAGAGGTTGCTGACAATGGCCATATTATCTACCATAGAAAAATTACCGGAATTGGTAGGCAAGGTATCATCAATCTTATTAATTCTTAGTTGATATAAATAAAGGGATGCATTTGCATCCCTTATATTTATTCTCTTCAACAAACTAATATTATTCTGGTTCATAACCTTCATAATAGTAAGACTGTTCAATCCCTTTAAATATGATTTCCCGGTCGTCTATCTGGTCGGTTAATGCTTGGTTTATTAATGTACGTAGTTCAAGGTCATTTATCGGGCTACGTTCCATTGCCTGAAGATATAGGTGCTTGTCTATCTTTTGCCAGTCCACTACCTTTTTAAGTTGCTTTTTAAGGATCATATCAAGCCAAATGCGTGTTGATCTACCATTCCCTTCCATGAATGGGTGGGCAATGTTCATTTCAACGTATTTAGCAATGATTTCCTCAAAGGTTGATTCGGGCATCTTCTCGATTACCGGAAGAATGGCATCGAGGTACAGGCAGTTGGCAAAGCGGAAGTTTCCTTTAGAGATATTCAGGGTGCGGATTTGTCCGGCAAAGTTGTACAGTCCTTCAAACAGGTATTTGTGGATATCACACAGTCCTTTTATGGTACCGACTTCAATGTTAGTGATATCTCCTGTGTCAAAAAGCTTATGGGCTTTCACAAGGCTTGATTTATCTATTTCTTTGGTATTCATGGCTTTTCAATTGTTGTTTTTACTACTATTGGTTGACCGCAGTGTGGGCAGGTGTCAGACTTGGTTTGTTGGGCGACTTCTTCCGGGGACGCGAAGAGCTGCCATATAGGTACTTCTAATGCAGTTGCTATTTTGGAAAGGGTCTCAATGGTAGGATTTCCGTTCACATTCCTTGTTAATGTATCACGAGTAACTCCCAACTTTTCAGAAAGTTGCTGCATTGTAAGTCCCTTTGATTTTGTAATTTCTTTTACTCTTAGCTCCATAATATTAAGTTTTATATATGCAAATGTAGTCTTTTAATGATAGTACGACATTATAATATCGTTAATTAAAGCTAAACAGGTAATTAAATGCTGTATTTGTTTGGAAAATACGGCATTATAATGTAGTTTTACATCGTCAAAAATAACTCACTAAATAAAAAGAATATGAAACGCTACAATTTATCAGAGATAATGAAAAACGCTCACAGATCGTATAAGTATTCAGGTAAGCAGCAAGGTAAGACTTTCGGTGAGGTGCTTAAAGCAACTTGGAAGCTTGCAAAACTTCAAGCTATCTTCACGCAGGAAGCAGTAAAAGCACGAACTGATAAATTCCTGACAGAAAGTAACGAAGCTATAAGAAGAGCGGCTAAATCTACTCCTAGCAAAGCATACAATGATTTATCAATTCCTTCTTCGGCATATTACAATCCGAATAGTACCGGTAGATATGGGGCCCATTATGTAGGAGATTAACTAACACTTTAAAATATAAAACAATGAAATACGAAGTTTCTAAGAAAGGTTCAAGCGTAACATTTAAGTTCGAAACATACGAACAGGCGGCTGATTTCTGCTATATGTATGTCATGTCAATGCACGTGAAAGGTGATAGATTCCCTGAACTTTCAATTAGAGAGATAAGCGAGTAATCAGAACATTAAAATTTAGAGCAATGGACAATATTTTGAACTCAACAGTTGAAATGAGCCAAGCAGAACTTATTCTTCAGTTGGCCAAGACGAATGTGGAACAAGAGAAAAGGCTTAAAACTACAGAGCTAAGATTAAGCGCACTCGAAGAGGAAATAAAAAAGTTGTCTTCAAAGTGCATTGGTAACTATGGGTGCTCCACCATGTCATCATATATCCAGAGGTACAAATTACCGATTTATGTGAGTGACATTTCGAAGCTTAGTAATGATGCTGCACGATTATGCAGAAAAAGGGGGTATCCGGTCAATAAGGTAAATATTGAACGTTTCGGTGCAATCAATGTTTATCCGGACTTCATTCTTCATGAACTACTGGATGACTATATAAGGACCACACAGCGTCTTAATGGAAGTATAATAAGATAATAATACAAACTATAAAGCAATGATTAAGGTAGAAATAAGCCAATACTTAGCAATGTTAAAGTCATTCACTGAATGCGCTCAATACAGAGCGGAGTGTTACCGGTTAAAAGCTGAAAACGAAAAGCTAAGATCTGAACTGTCGGATAGTTTAAAAGATTCTCGGTCTCCCCGTAACAAAATCGAATACTTCGATTACGGTAGCCGGATAGGAACTAACTAAGATGAAAGTTGTGTTGGGGCTTCGGTCTGACACTTTAAGTTGATGCCAATCGACACAGTGACAATCTGAAAAATGGTTGTCACTGTTTTACCGATTTTAGTGGTTCTAAGTGAATCATGTAATTTGAAATAATAACTATTATCCTTAATTATCAATATGATATGAAGGTAAAATAGTGCATAAAACAATTTTATTAACAACATAAATAATTAGTATTATGAAACAAGAATCAAGCGTATCAATCCGTATAACGGAATGTTTGGACAGCAAGGATGGATTTGTCCGAAGTGTGGAAGGGTATATTCACCTTTTACCCAAATGTGTTTGTATTGCAAACCCAATAATACAAATACTATTTCTAATCTTTGCGACATTTCTAATACGACCGTTAATGAAGAAAGATTAAGAGAAAATCGTAAAACAGAGTAGTATGAAACAGACATTAGAATCGGCAGCAATAAATGAATTGTTTTTCAGTTATGCTTGTACGTCAAGAAATCTATCATTTGAGGGGCTTGTATATGACAGAAATGCAATGCTCAATATGTTCCGAAAAGGTGCTGAATGGCAGGCAAAGCAATCATCTTGGATAAGTGTGAAAGAGAAGGCTGGTTGCGATTCATCGAATGATTGTATTGTAATGGATAGTGATGGTGAGGTATTTAGAGCATGTTTCATCAGAAACAAGTGGCTGAAATATAATCGCGGGTATTATGTGATAGACAATGTGACTCACTGGATGCCTATCCCTTCATTCGATTAAATACTCGAAACTAACAAAGATGATTTTTTAAGCCATCATATAGATAAGGTCAAAATGGAAATTATTCGCATTGTAGCTAATGATGCGCAAGCAGTGACTTTTCAAACACTTGGACAGTATCGAAGTTGGCTGATGAAAACTATTAGCGAGTTATGTTACCCAATACCTGAATTATGAGTAGAACACCTAAAATAAATAAATAAAGTTTGGAATAAACAGGAGAAACGGATAGTCCGGCTTCTCTATCGCAAAGGATTTGAGATAGATTTATCAACCTTGTATTGGGCCTCCTATAAAGAGACAGGAAAAAAGTACAGACATAAAGGCTCTCCGTTTAACTATTCGGGTTATCGTGATGAAGTCTATTTTTGTACTTGGGACTATTGGGGAGAATGTGATGAACATCCTTTAGTTGACCGTTTTATAGAAAAAACGACATGGGAAAATATTCCTGATGACGTACTAAAGAACTGTGGTGATATGTGTGAAGTATATTCACGATCAAATTTCCAATATAAAGGTAGAAAGTGGCTGATTAAATATTTGTCAGCCCTTCCCACCGTTAGATGCGATTCGAAGATAAATAAAATTCTGAGAATCAAACATTATTAAAAACTAAATAGAAATGAGCAAATATCAAACAGAAGCCGGGATAGAATGTACCCTCGAAGAAGATAAGCTAATTGATTCATTGAAAAGATTAGCTAAAAAATGGGATAAGGACGGCAAACGTCTTTGGCTGTATTCATCCAGTGGTTCACTTCATGTAATGATGCACGGAGATACAGACTATAATCCTACACCGGAATTTACGCAATATGGAGGTAGCAACATTGAAAATAGCGTAACTACTATTGATGGTATATTAAATGATGGTGGTGATTGGTAATTAACTAATAATTGATAAAAAACGAACTATGGAAGAGATAGATTTGAATGATACTGTTACTGTGGAACTGACAGAATGGGGAGCAGTATATCTTAATGCGCTGAATACGTTTAAGATACTAACCACTCTAAAAAACTGTTCTTATAATCACCATTATAAAACGGACTATAAAGAAGGTGATATTTATAGAAACCAACTTTATCAGTTAATAGCAGAGTTTAAAGACGGGATTAGGTTTGATAAACCGAAACCTTTTAATAAGTTGAAGAAAGCATGTTAAACCAGATAATAAAAAGTTATGGGATTTACAACGCCTTGTTTTATTAGAAAAAATACGGAGGAACTTCGTAAGAGGTTACAAGAATTGGGGTATATCAAAAATTCTCCTGTCTGGACGGATAATTGCCATATAATATGGGCTTATCAATATTCCCAAGAAAAGGGTTTTGACATTCCTCACTATGTGATGGCAAATGCTTTTGATATTCTTTTTGATAAACATAGCCTTTTATGCGGGAAATTTATTGATTGTGGAGTCGAAGAGGATTTGTTTCTTGCTATAGCCGCATTGAGGGACGATAGTAACTACATGCAGTGGTTTATAACAGATTCCCCTCTTAGCGTTTCTTATGACGATTCTATTGGTAACGATCATTATTTCACAGAACCCAAAGGCAGTATGTTCTTTTGGGATGAAAATTGGAATCATGCCACTATTATTTCAGGAAGTTATCACAAGGCTACAGTAGAAGAACTTATTAATCATTTCAAATAAAAGGAAGAAAATTTATGCCGATAAGCGAAGTATGCAATATAGACCGAATGGATTTCTTAAAGAAATTCCCAGATAACTTCTTTGACTTGTTCATAGATGATCCACCATACGGAATTGGAGCGGATAATCCTTCGATCAAGCCCAATACTGTAAAACAAAGTAATGGTAATATACTGTATGTTAAACAATCCGTTTATCCGAAATCAGACTGGGATTCACGAGTTCCCCCTCCAGAATATTTCGATGAAGTAAAAAGGGTTAGCCGAAATCAGATAATATGGGGAGTAAACTACTTTAATTACGACTTTACTGGTGGACGCATTGTTTGGGATAAGCTAAATGGTGATACTGACCAATACGATTGTGAAATAGCTTACTGCAGTATGAATGACAGAACCGACCTTATATATTGCATGTGGCGGGGAATGATTCAGGGAACCTATTGTGGAAAGGATTTATCTAAGGCAATTATCCAGCAAGGAAACAAAAAATTGAATGAAAAGCGGATTCATCCCTGCCAAAAGCCTGTGATTCTATATGGGTGGTTACTCAATCAATATGCCAACCCCGGTTATAAGATCGGTGATGCTCACATGGGTAGTCAAAGTAGCCGGATTGCAGCTTACAAGCTAGGATTCGACTATTGGGGATGTGAAAAAGATAAGTTTCATTTCAAAGAAGGTAATTCTCGTTTCCGCTATGAATGCCACGGAGAAATAAAAACAAATAAAGGGATTTTAGTGCAAACAAATCTATTTGACTTATAATATTAATATAACAATGAAGAAAATTGAATTTTACCCAGGAATCAATCTTGATAAAGCATATCAAGAATTGCAGGAGAATGCACCATGTTATGGTGAATTTAACGAGAAAACGTTGTATTCTACCGATTCTCTCAATGACGTGTATGTCAAAGTGACCGGCAAGTCAAAAGTGGAGCATGATGAATATATTCGCAAAATACGCGAAGAGTACGAACGTAAAGAGGCGGAATTTAAGGCTAAGATCCCGAAATTAACCGCAGATTACAGAAAACGTGCAAGGGGAATTATTCCGGAAGAACATTTAAAATACTGGGATAAAATAGTTCCTATCAGACTGAATGACTTATATCATGGTATGGAACTTGACTGCTGGTTGACGTTTATTGAGATTTTGAATGATACATCAAAGGAAGTGTTGGAAAGATTTGAAAGATGTCGGTTTATCTTCTGTGAACAAGGTCACAGTGGCATGAGTTCAGGACTTGTCTTTATGGGGTTGAAGCGTTTTCATCCATTAGGGGAAGCGTTAGTATCATATATTAAAGATTCAATAAAAGCATAGTATTTGTATGGAAATAAACTGTAAATACTGCCCTAAAAACGATGGTGCAGGGACGTGCAAAATAGATGACTGTCCTCTTCTTCCTATTATACAGGAAATAGAAAAAATGCAGTCATTCCTTGAAACAACCGCTAGTGATAACCCAAAAGAACTGATAGAACGTCTTACTGACATAAATGTCTACTTGGCCCGTTCAGGAAAACTCTTAGCTGATGCAAAAGCATATCAGGATCAAGTGACTGCAAATATATATTCGCAGCACATGGAGTTTATATCGCGGGTTCCGGCTACTGTTGCAATAAAGTTTGTTGCAGCCCAAAGTGTGACTGCTAATCAGTTGGTTGTATGGCTAGATCGCATAAATCGAACACTTGTTCATGCTGGAGATAATATACGTACGCAGATATCCTTTGCAAAGCAGGACATGGCATTGCAAAGAAAGGGATATTGAAAAAACGTTAATCACGGAAAAATAACTGATTTAAAGTGATTGTTTTTACGTCACTTTTGTTTAGCTTTACACCGTGAAAATAATGAATCATCTTAGTGGTGTTTGATGACAAAAGGATATTAAATAGGCTTTCTTGGAGTATATACCCTAAACACCACATCAAGGGTATAGAAACTCGAAAGCCTTCGCTTTTTATAGATGAATACAATAGGCATACATGGCAAATCCATTGGTTAATTTCTAAAATACTAGATTTAATTATGTCGAGACCTAATAAGACAGGTTTGAGTTATTTCCCAATGGATGTTGATTTATTCCAAGACATACGAATAAGGAAACTAATCAAGTATCAGAGTGGCAAGGCTATAACAGTATATGCTCTCCTGCTATGTCTTATCTACCAGCGTGGGTACTACATGAGGTGGGATGAAGAGTTGCCCTTCATTATATCGGAACAAACCGGGTTTGAAGAGGCGTATATACTGGAGGTCATCAGAAGCTGCATGACACTAGGGTTATTCTCCAAGAAACTGTATGATGACGAACAAATCATTACGTCAAAAGGGATTCAAGAGCGATACCTGTATATATGTAAACTGCTCAAAAGAAGAGTGAGCATTACTGAATATTTGCTTATTGATGAAGAAAAGGAGCTTGTTACTTCTCAAGAAACCGGGGTTATTTCCGGAAAAACCCCGGTTATTTCCGAAGAAACTGCTTTAAATTCGGTGAAAATGCAACAAAAGAAAAGAAAGGAAAAGGAAATAAAAGAAATCTCTCTATTGAGAGATAAAGAAAAGTTTCCCCCTCCCGAGGTTGTAGACAAAACATTAAGCGAATGCTATGATGAACTATCATGTGACAGAAGTTGGATTGAAATCGTAACGATGAATACACGTAATTCCGGTCATAAGGATTTTACGATAGACATGTTCGGAATGTATTTAAAACGTTTTTTCGAGAAGCTCCAAAACGAGGGAGAGGTAAGAAAGTCTCCCAAGGATGCAAAATCGCATTTCTCCCGTTGGTTGAATATTGAACTGAAAAAGAAAGGCAATTATGAACCAAAACCAATTACCAACAACATCTACGAGCAGAAGCGAATTGATTCTGAGCGGAGAAAATCTAAACTCATGGCTGAGTTCGCAGAAGCGGACGCAAAATTCCTTGCAGAACAAGAAGCTAAACGAAAAGCAGTTGGCTTTATTGGAGAAGTATCCGACACCTTCCCGGATGGCGGTTGATTACAATCCTGACCTGCAAGGGAAACTTGCGAAGTCGAATCTTACACTTGCGGATATTGCAATGAATGACAACATACCTTCGTTGTCCATCATCCGCTCCGTGTACGGTGAAGACAATGCACTTAGGTGGATGAAAGTGCAGTTTGACAGCCTAAACGATTATGCGGAGCAAGGGAAGGGTATAGCAGACTCACAACTGGATGAACTTTGTATCCTTGTCCTGGGTGAGTATTATTGGATGAATTTAGCTGAAATATGCAACTTCATATCCAGGCTCAAGTTGGGAAAATATGGGCCGTTTTATGGAGCCATTGGTCCAATGAAGATTACTTGTTCGCTCCTGGAGTATATCAAAGAGCGACGTATTGACATCGAACGTTATGAACGTGAGCAATACCGCATTCAGCGACAAAAAGAGATAGAGGAGCGTGGTAATAATAGCATATCATACGCAGAATATCTTGAGCAAGAAAAGAAGCTTGTCGAAAAGGGTGATAAGGATGCTATTGAAAGAGCTTCGAAGCGTATCGGAAGCACTTGTTTGTCAACAGGTTAATTAAAGATAAAGCCTTGTGAATAAAACGAGTAATGTTTGTTTACAAGTGGAAAAATAAGTAACTTTATACCTGTAAATCAGAAATATATAAAATATAAGAGCAATGAAAACAATTAGAAAATTAACTGAAAGGGAAGTGGTACTCAACAGGCTCACACAACCTATTCTTATGCCTGTTATTTACTCACTAAATTACAAAGTTAGTAACCAAACAGATGATAATTCAAGGTTATCCAGTAATTTGTAACGGCATTCATAATGCCGAAAGGCATCTTAAGCCTATGTGCAAACAATGCCTGTTGTATACCAAAGTAAAGCAGCCATCGAGAAGTTCATGGCGCATAAGTGGAATTGAAAAATGTATCATAAATCATGTTAGTAGGAACAACAAATCTTAATACGACGCTCAACCTAACCTACGTGTTGACTGACGTCGTGGAAACGCTTCTATACGATTTGAGAAGTGAAATGGGAAAACAAGGCTATGAATTGCGTCATGATGCAAAACGCAACTTCAACACTGCGATAGCAGCAATTCGTAAATTGAAACTTGATGTTGACAAAACGCAATTATCCACACAGGAAAACTTCGGGAATGACTCCGATTGTCTTCTTGCCTTCATTAAGCTGTTAATAGATCGCTGCGGTGATGATGACAAGAAGATGTTTGAGTTCTATAATTATATCAAACGGTATCCGTCGCAACTCGGCTTGGAGCTGTCTGATGAAAAGTGTGTGTTTGCGCATGTTTTTGAGAATAAGTAACCATTAAAACTTAGTAAAATGGACCCAAGAATACTTCTTCGTTTGGCTGCAATGTTTGTCTTTATTGCTTCGATTGTGGTTAACTTTCGAGACAGGGACGATTCAACCCTGATGTCCTTTTTATTAAATATTATTGGGTGGTTGATATTGATTTATAGTAAATTATAAACGTTTAAAACAGAACAGAAATGAAGGAAATAGATTTTATTGTATATGGGAATAGCTACATAACTAAATGCCCATTCACTCAAAAGATGGTTGGTTCAAAATCTTGTTATGATTGCAAATATTTCGTTAGGGAAAAGTCCTACATCGATATTGACGGTGGTGGCGAAGGGATTATTGTGTGCTCAAAACAGTGTAGAAATGATTCAAATTAAGATTCGTGAGTTAATTATCTTCATTATAATCATTGCGCTATTTTCCTCTTTATTAATTAATTGTTCTCAGCATTCTTTGATAAAAGCGTTAGAACATTCAATAGAGCAAAGAGATAGCCTACTGAATGAAAGTTTTAAATTGAAATACTAATAATAAACAAATGAACATTGGATTAATCGACGTGGATGGTCATAACTTCCCTAACTTTGCTCTTATGCGTACGTCTGCCTACCATAAAGATAGAGGTGATCAAGTAGAATGGGCTGCTCCTTTTAGCAAATACGATAAAGTAATTGCAAGCAAGATATTTACCTTCACTCCTGATTTTAATTACTTGACTTTGGAAGCTGGCATAATAGAGAAAGGAGGGACTGGCTATAATATAAAAAAACAATTACCATGTGAAATTGAAAGTAGCAAATCTATGGATTATTCGATCTATCCTCAATACAAGTTTTCAATTCAATTTTTTAGTCGAGGCTGCTCCGTAAATGTCCTTTCTGCCTTGTCCGTGAAAAAGAGGGGTATATTCATCCAGTGGAACCTGTTGATTTGAACCCTAAAGGAGACTGGGTTGAGGTACTGGACAATAATTTTTTTGCTAATCCGGAAGAGTAAAATAAAACTATATAAATATGAAACAAATAGATGTAGAGGTCAGCACGACCATTAGTATGAAGTACGATCCCGAATCGGAAGAGTTTAAAAATGCGCTTGAAAGTTATCGGGATGCAATAGAGGACGGTGCTAGCGAAGAAGATATGCTCCGGCAGATAGCTTGGTATACTACCGCCTTTGGGACTGAATCTATGATTGAAGGTGTTGGCTTTGTATCCGTAGATGGCGAAAAGAGAGGAGATAAGGACGATTGGTGTGGTGTAGATATTGAAAATTCATTTAATATCAATGATACGCCTGATTTTTCAACAACTATCATTTAGTTCGACTCTGTTTAGATATGAAAAGTTAAATTCTTAATAAGAAATATATGAAAGAATCACATACAGGCATTGGGATATGCCATTGTTACCAATGTCGAATGGATAAGAAGCATTGCAGTTCTAAAAAAAGAAAATTTGAGAAACGGGCTATAAATAAGTTCCGTCGGAAACAATTGAAATTAGATGAAATAATAAAATGCAATCGTTTTGGAAAATATTGGGCTTGATTCCATTAGTTCCGATTTAAAAAAAGAAAGGATATAATTATGAAACAGACAGTAGAAGAAGCAGCAAGAGAGTATTATGAAATATTTAAAATTCATTTGGCAAAGGATATATTCAGGCCAAGAGTAATAGATATTTTCAAGGCTGGTGCCGAATGGCAGGCAAAGCAATCCCTTTGGATAAGCGTTAAGGAACGGTTGCCGGAAGAGGATGGGTATTACTTTGTTACTGACGGTGATGTCGTTGAGAAAGTTTATTTTTTTAAAAGATGGAATAAGTTTGTATCAACTAGGGATTATCCTCATCTATTTTACGATGAAGGCGTAATAAAAGCCTGGTTACCTATTCCGTCTTTTGATGAGATACTCGAAGCCAACAGAGATGTACTGGAACGAATTAAAGAGAAAGGAGAATAACTATGCTAACAATACTAAGAGAAACTTATCCAACAGCTAATAAAGAACACAGGTGTGAATTTTGTTTCGAAAAGATTACGATAGGACAAAAATATGTCCGTCAGACAAATGTTTATGACGGAGTTGTGGATGACTTCATTACACACAAAGAATGTAAGGAAGTAGCCGATGAATTGAGAATGTACGATGATTGTGATGAAGGTCTTGACGGTGATGGGTTTATTGACAGCTTGAATCAGTATGTTTATGACAATCATTATGATGATAAAATAGATGATATTGCGAAAGATTGGCAATTACCACGCTACGAACTTGTAAAGAAAGTATTAGATGAATTAAAAAAGGAGGAATAACCATGACAGAAGAACTTGTAACATTAGAAACAGCAAAGATGCTGAAAGAGAAAGGATTTGACGAGCCATGTTCGATAGCTGTTAATATTGAAGATGGTAGACAATATGGTACTAGTAGAACAAATAGCGAGTTACCAATAAAAGTATGTTCCCATCCTACTCAATCCGCTGCCCAAAAGTGGTTGCGTGACACTAAATGCCTCCATATTGAAATAGGCTATATGTATGGAAACTATTGGCTTTACGATATTCTGACAATACCTACCCATGATCTGATAGGATTGGAGGACAGAGACTCTGTTCGTTACAACACCTACGAAGAAGCACTTGAAGCAGGAATACAGGAAGCATTAAAACTTATGTGATTATGGAAAATATTAATTTGAATAAATGGCGCGACCGTGCTTATAAGACAGCCTGTGAGCACGGTTTACACGATAAGGAATTAAGTAATGAACATTGCTTAATGTTAGTGATCACAGAGCTTTCCGAAGCTGTAGAAGCTGACAGGAAAGGAAGATTAGGGAATAGATGTAAGTCACGTTTTGAAATGGAATACAATCGTTATCCTGCATTAGTAGAGGAAGAAAAACGATTTAAGTGCTCGTTTGAAAATAATGTAAAAGATTCACTTCCCGATGAACTTGCCGATGCTGCTATACGACTGTTAGATCTATGTGGGCTACGTAACATTGAGTTAGAAAACGATTGTCTGGATGATGAAGTGCTTGAAGAATATTCGCGTATATTCATTAACAAAACATTCACAGAGTCCATTTTCAATATTACTAAAAATCTTATTGATAGAGATATATCCTACTCTCTAATTAAGATTTTCGGGCTTGCTAAGCATCTTGATATTGATTTGCTCTGGCATATTGAACAGAAACAAAGATATAATGAATTAAGACCTATGTTGAACGGGAAAAGATATTAATCATGAACAGAGAAATAATATTTAGAGGAAAAAGAGTTAATGGTGGTGAATGGGTAAATAGCATGACTATCTCCCATGGAACCATCAAAAGAAAAACATATGCTGTTTTCTTTGAGATAGAACCTGAAAAATGGATAGGAGTTATCCCGGAAACAGTAGGCCAGTTCACCGGTATAACAACTTCAGGAGATGGCAACCCAGAACGGATCTATGAACATGATATTGTAGGTTTTGTAGATATTGATCAACATGTTGTGGCAGAAGTGATTTTTGAAAATGGAAGTTTTTGTTTCAGAGATAAAGAAGGACAAGTATACTATCCATGTGACGTACAATGTGTTAGCGTGTTGGGGAATAAGTTTGATAACCCTGGATTAATTAAGGAATTGAAAGGGGAATAACTATGGAAAACAGAAGAAAGTTAGCAATAGCTAATATGTGCCGTTGTTTTTTACACTATCACGGTTTTATAACGGATAGTGAAAATCAAAAAGTTCACCAAAGGATAATGAAATGGCAGGATAAAAATAAGGTTTTCATTTCAGAAGCCCAATTAGAGTCTGTCGATTTTACCTATGATGATAATGCAAAAGAAAAGGAGGACTAACTATGGGATTTACAACACCATGTTTTATTAGAAAAAATACGGAGGAACTTCGGAATAAATTAAAAGGTCTTGGTTATTATTGCAATCCGTATTTAGGTTGGAATAATCTATGCACTTCCACATACGGACTTGCTTCTGTTTATTCAATGAGCGATGATATAAATGTTATCTCTAAAGAAATGGATATTATTGATTGCGGAACCAATGAGGAACTTTTCCTGGCTATAGTCGCATTGAGGGACGATACAGACAAGAACCAGTGGTTTACGGATGGTTACTTATGGTTTAAATGTGGTGATGAAATGTGTGATGAAACTATTGAATACTATCTTAATAAATACGGTAGAAAATTTCACAAGGCTACGGTAGAAGAACTTATTAATCATTTTAAATAAAAGGAGGAAAGAATGAATCGTACAATAAAATTCAGGGGGAAAACGGTTAATGACAATAAATGGGTATATGGAGATTTGCTTCATATTGCGGGAGGATGCATTATCTATCATGGCTCTCAAAAATATTATGAGATTACTACCGGCAAGCATGTTTCCGTTGAGTTGCTTCATGATGAAATCTCTGTTGTTGTTCCAGAGACCGTCGGGCAATTTACTGGTTTATTCGACAAAAATGGAAAGGAGATATACGAAGGTGATATACTTCTTGTAAAAGATGAAACAGACCAAGAAGATCCTGGTGAATGCTATGAAGTTGGATTTAAAAAAGGATGTTTTGGGTACATTTCAAAATATGGAGGCGAATTACTTTCATTTTGCGACTATGAAATAGAAGAATATATTGTTGGTAACATTTCTGATAATCCAGAGTTGATGAAGGAGGAATTATGAAAAAGATACTTTTTAATGATAAATTGGGACTTACACAGGCTGTTCTTGACGGTCGCAAGACGATGACGAGAAGGATTGTTGCTTTGGAATCTACCTTAGCCATAACTTGGGATTGTGTAACCGAAATAGATAGAGATATTGCAATTAAAAATTATATCGTAGGCAATATAAAAAACAGGTATGAAGTAGGAGAAGTGGTTGCTATTGCGCAATGCTATATGGATATTGACCAGTTTCACCGAAATGGTAAAAATGCAGCTTATTTAGAACTGTTACCTGGACTGAAATTATATCCAGGGTGGGGTAACAAAATGTTTGTTAGATCCGATCTAATGCTACATCACATCCGTATTACTGATATCAAAGTCGAACGCCTAAAGGATATATCTGATACAGATTGCTTACGTGAGGGAATAGTGAAGGGTCAATGCGGTTCAAAAGAAACACATTTCATGGATGCTTATTATCTGCCTGTTTCCTACCAACCATATTGTACTCCGCAAGAAGCTTTTTCCGTATTAATAGACAAAATTTCTGGTAGAGGTACATGGGAGTCTAATCCCTACGTATGGGTATATGAGTTTGAATTGGTTGATTAATTGCTTGTTATTTAGTAAGTTAAACAAAGTTTAAGTAAAAGTTTTTAGATTGTTTTGTTTTGGTTAACTCATTGATAATGACTATCTTTACAATACTAAAAGAAACCAATAATACTAACAATTAAAAGATATATACGATTATGGCAACAAAGAATATCATAAAAGAAGTAAGTTACAAAGGTCACACAATAACAATGTTTGAAGATGGCTTTCATCAAGAATTTGTAATCATAGACAATGATGAAGCAAAGCTGTATGATAGCATTGCAGATGCAAAGAGAGTTATTAGAGGCGAGCAACCTTATTGCGAAATAAACTAAGTTTAACCAGCAGGACAGAAGCCCTGTATAACACATAAGAGCAATGAATACATATCACAAGTTTGCGCCAAACGTATTTTTGGCAAAGTGCGAAGAAAAGCACGAAAAAGGTGAAGAGATTCTAGTTACAACCAAGTATGGCAAAGAAAATGCTTGCATAGTTTTTAATCTGATAGCCGAAAAAAGTGGCTTTTACTACTATTCCATCGTCAGAGCAGATGGTTTCAATGTTCAAGAGTGGGCGAAGCAAAGAGCGGAATGCAGAAGGGAATGGGCTGCATCCGCAGAACGCAATAGTACTAAATTTTATAACAAGTCAAATAAGGATGCTGATTTCCTTTCTCTCGGTGAGCCTATTAAAGTCGGACATCATAGCGAAAAGCGACACCGCAAAATGATTGATGATGCCTGGAACAATATGGGTAAAAGTGTTGAGTTTAGCGACAAAGCTGCCGAACATGAAAGAGTAGCCAAGTATTGGGAAAAAAGAGCTGAAACTATCAATCTTTCAATGCCAGAAAGTATCGACTTCTACGAGCACAAGTTGGAACAAGCGAAAGAATACCATGAAGGCGTATTATCTGGTAAATACCCACGCGAACATGCTTACACCCTTACTTACGCAAAAAAGGAAGTGAACGAACTGCAAAAGAAATATGATCTGGCTAAAAAGTTGTGGGGAGATGGAGAGTGAAAATATACTAATATTGGCTGGAATAAAATTTGGTCCCAAAGAAATAGAGCAAGAGCTTGTAAAAGGCAACAAGTTTATCGTTAAATGGAAAACAATCTGGAAAGTATGTTATTCACAAGCTCAAAGACAATATTACGCTATAAAAGTGCACACGTCAGAAGAGAGTTATGTTTCTAAAGGACGCTTTTATTTTGTAAATGCTAGTAGAGCAAATGAAATGATTGGATCGGAAATATTCATAGATTAATGGAAACGAAAACCAATAAAGCAATCTCATTACTCCGGTGCGGTGATTTTAAAGCCGCATTGGCTATTTTCTCCACGTTCCGCGTAGGTTTTACAAAAGAAGAACGTAGAACATTGAAAATTGCGTATGAATGTCTTTCCGGTAATGTCGGATTCTACCAGCAGATTGGTATTGACACCAATAGCGAGATAGAGAAAAGTAAATCCATTTTGTTGTCTAAGTATCAGTGAATGAATAAATTAAACAAAGTTTAAGCTTGCGATATTTAAGATGTAAAGCATTGATATTCAATATATTATTTGTATCTTTACATGTCAAAAATAACAACTTAAATAATAAGAGCAATGAATAGGGTACAACAAATGACAGAAGAACTTAACCGGGTATTGCATTCAACTACATATCAGTTTGAGATTGACACGGAAGATTATGTTTTCGGTTTCAAGGAAACAATAAGAACGAGGACTAAGGATTTGGCAATGGCTATTAAGCTGGAACAAAAAGTTAGAAAGGACTTAGGCAGATTCTTATCTGAAACTGTTCGTGTCGTAGCGGTGAGAATGTACAAGAATGGCGAACTGAAAGCTGAGCTTAAAGCCGAAGAAACAATAGAAACGCATAACGATTAAAATTAAGAACAATGAACTCGTATTACAAGTATGCGCAAAATGTGTTTGTGGGGAGAATAAGTTATGAAAATAGTTAGTTTTAAGCAGGTGAACGAGCTTCACAAAAAAGGTATCAATCTGTGTTTTGGATGCAAATACGAAAGATGCGCTTCATGCACAGACGATAGGTTGAAAGTGTGTAATTATCAATATAAATTAAAATCAAAGAGCAATGAGAACAACAGTGAAAGTGTATCTAAAAGATGAACAAGGCAATGAAGACTGGTTTGTCACCCCTATCAACTTATCAGAGCAAGAAGCCCATAGATACTATCTCGGTAATATCTTTAACATGGGACGAGAAACAGATCACATGATGAAATGTTACAAAGTTGAGACAATAAAATCATCAAATTAGATAAATTTATGACTAAAAGTGATTGTTTTTACTTCATATTTTGTATTTTTACACCATAAAATTAAAGCAATGAGGATTTATACAAGTTATTTCGGGAATTACAGAAAACTAGCAGCTGCAAACGTAAAAATGATATGTGTTGCGCTAGGGAAGCCAAGATTTTATAATGCACCTCAGATCATAGAGGTTGCACCAAGAAGATATATGTTGGATGACAAATGGACTTATGAAGAGTACACGAGTATGTATTTGAATGATGTTCTTGCAAAAGTCAATCCGCAAGAATTGATTCAAACTATCCAACGACACAGTGAAGGTAAAGATGTCGCTCTATGCTGTTACGAAAAACCGGGTGATTTCTGCCATCGTCATATTTTGGCAAAATGGCTTACCGAAAAGACTGGCATTGAAATAACAGAGTTCGGAGTAGTTGAAAGGAAAGAACCTAAATACGAACAAGCAAGTTTGTTTTTAGTATGAGAAGGATTAAGTTTAGAGGGAAGCGCATTGATGGTAAGGGATGGATAAGAAATTCTTATACGCTTATTCAAGATGGAGATGGAACTTGGTTGCACGATAATGACGTTGAAAAAATAGACGAAAATACTCTTGGGCAGTTCACCGGCTTGTGTGACAAGAGCGGGAAAGAAATATATGAGCATGATTTAGTTGAATGTGCTGGCGTATTATGTGAGGTAGTGTATAGTAATAAAATCGGTTCTTTTGTGCTATTAGAAGTTCTGTCTCAAAATCTTGGGAACAAACCAATAGGGCAAATAATGGATATGTTCGGAATTAGATATGCAGGTAATATTTATGACAATCCGGAATTATTAGCCAACCGTCAATAGCGTTTGATGGGATGCTGTCAAATTTGCCAAGCAAGCGGTGGTTTGACAGCATAGTTAAAAGGGAATTTAGCAAAGATGGTCTATGCGTCGGACTGAAAATCCGAAGAACAAGGTTCGAATCCTTGAGTTCCCACAGTCTTGTATCAATGAACGCACCATTTTCTAAAATTTGAGGTTGTTATGGGAGCAACCGATATATAGAAGAAAATAGTAGATTGAGAGAGTATGGTAAAACCCATATAAGTCCAAAGGGTATCAATCAAGGTGGATCTTCACAAAATCATGTGAATGTTGACGGTGACGACATGGCGGTTCATAATGTTGGCAGCTTGGAATAGACAAGCATTTGCGGAAATAGCTCATTGGTAGAGCGTTGGCATTCCAGCCAAAGAATGGGGTTCGATTCCCTATTTCCGCTCTAATGATACAGTGGCGGAATTTAGACGCTAAAGATGCTCCGTTTATAGATAGGTTGAGAATGTGGCGTACTCGTAAAATTTATCGCACTCTAAAACTCCTATCGTGCAGGTGTAAATCCTGCCTGTGTCATCTATTGGAGATAGCAACCTGCAAGGAGTGGGCTTTGTTTGCTAAACAAAAGGTTCGTGAAAACGAATAGAGGTCGGAACTCTGCATCTCCGCGAATGCCGTTCAAGTCGGCTCGGTGATTGAGATTATGGTAAATTGCATATGGTTCAACTCCATGTATTTAGCCGGTAGCTGCAAATCTGACAGCGTGGAAAGACATGCAAATTGGTGGTATGGCGGAACAATGAGAGACGCTAATTGAGTACGGTTAATCGTAAAGTGAAATTCTTTGCTAAGTGTTAGATAGGTTGAAACTAAAACCTGACAATCCGTATCAATCCTATCATGCAGGTTCGAGTCCTGCTACCACCACTAAGGGATAAAATGGTCATAGGGTGCTAAGACTAATGAATGGAAGTTTCAAGTGCGCATAGAAATGGAAGTCATCAAGACCGTGCCAGGGACAGCTAGTAGGGCAAGCAGAAAACTTAACTGGACGATACTTGTGTAGGTTCGACTCCTACTTATCCCTCAACCCTTATAGTAGCGATAAGCAAAAGCAAGAACATTAAAGCTTGTACAGTTTACGGGGTGATGGGAATTGCCATCTGACACGACTGAAAGAAGCCGAATAAATTGCATAGGTGTTCTTGCAAGTAGCTTGAAGAATGGTTAGATTTGTGTTAAGCCTGCCGGGAATACGCCCGGTAGGCATTTAGTGCAAAATGTATATGAAGTTATATACAACTTAAATATATGAACGATAAAGGACTAATAAGAGCATGTGAAAACTCCGGCTGTGGTTGGAAGTGTTGTTCGTTCGGATCAGACGGACATATTGTAATTTTGCCCCATGAATTTGACGGGCATGAAAAAGAAATCTCCCATTTACAGATTATAGACGATGATTACTTTGGCGGTAAAAAGGTAAAATGTATCGCTAAAGATTGCAAATCATGTGACAATGGTTACAAGCCTATTATGTGTCGTACTTATCCTTTGTGGGTAAAATCAGTGAAAAAAAGTTTTGTGTTTCGTAGTGGTAAGTGTCCGCTAAATAATGAACAACTTGCTAAACATAAGGAGTTTGTATTAGACATTTTCAACAATTACAGAAAAGTGCTGTTGCCTGAAAATGATATAGACACATTCCTTTCAAAAGCATGGATTGACCGTTACGAACCGCTGTTCCCAATAAAGAAGGAAAGCACAGAGTACAAGATGCAGGTCAAATCTTTATCTATGTCTGATATATCAGATATTGAAAAGATGGAGCAGACGCTTCTTCGCAATCCAGATATGTGTTTCGCATCAGAGCCGGAAGACATAGCCAAATGCTTGGAATCAGGTTGCAGTTATGGGTTATTCGTAAATGACAAGCTGGCTGCCTATTCTCTTGCATACTTCACAGAATACGGTACTGCCTATGTGGATAAATGCTTTGTTCATTCTGATTACAGAGGGAATGGATTCCAGTACGTACTTCTCAATTCTAATATTGCTAAATTAATATCTAATGGGGTCCAGGAAATCTATGCCATGGTCTCACCGAAAAATGAAGCAAGTATCAAGAGTTTCATTAATGCAGGATTTTCTTTTAAACGAGATAGCAAATACAAAGAGATTGAACGTTTAATCTTAAAGTGGGAGCTATGAAAGTTATTGTCTATACCAAGAATATAATAGAGAACATTGAAAAGGCGCAAAGCTTTATTAATGTTCCTATCTCGTTAATGTTCAAAGATTTCTACGAGGATATTTATGGACATATCGCGGATAAAATAAACAATAAGATTTTTGGGCTTCATTTAAAAGATAGTATATGTTATTCTATTGGCAAAGCGACAAAAGATAATAGTGGTTCCGTGGTGACATCATTTACTGATGTTTGGCAATATCTTAATATCAATGGTATCGCATGTCGAGGAATACATAATTTCTACATTCCGATTAATGCTTGTGATAATAGAGAAGGTTTAAGTTGTTATGAAGCAAGTAAGTTGGCCAATGAAATAAGAATGATTTCAAGCTCCCATATATATGGCTTGATTACTTCTGGATGTCTGAATGAAAACCATCCCTCGGAAAAAGAATTGTACCGTATTTGGAAAAGCCTACGCGATAATATTGAATCTATTAGTTTGGGTGGTAGCTTTTGGCTTGGACAAGAAACTAAGATCCCAGAATTCATAAGCGATGTTCGTATTGGTGAATATATGCTGTTTGGCACAATCCCATATTGTGATTATGAGGTGAGAAAAGGTCTTAATGGCATAGAAATCGAGACAAGGGTTATAGGTATTTACCCAGAACGTAATCAATTGATTTTGGATTGTGGCTATTCAATGGTAGACTTAGATAAGTGTCAAATTAGTGATTGTACCAATTTGAAGTTTGTAGATAGTTCTAGTGAATACTCAATTATGGAGTGTGACCATGTCTCAGATTATTGCATTGGTGATGTGGTTACGTTTGTTCCCAATTATAAATCATTAGTCAAGTTGAGATATGCAGAACATGAATATAGATAAACCTTGGATTGATTATATATCCAATCGTACATTTGGTATGGAGTTGGAGTTTGCCGATGGTGACAAACAACGCATCCCGCTTCCATCCGGTTACAAGTGGACGGACAACAAGTTGACCATGATGAACAATTCGGATGGTTCGGCAGTTACGCATCACGGCCAGTTTGGTGGTGAGATAAACACCCGTCCATACCATTACTGCGCTGAAGACCTTCAGGAGTTGAAAGACTTCATTCATACCATGAAAGATGCGGGAAGCTATCTTATGTGGAATGAAGGCTTTGATGCGCATCTGTACATCAAGGATATGGACCTGGATGTTATCAAGCGTATGTTTGTCCTCTCTTATTATACTGCATATCCAATCAAACGGATATTTGATATTGCGGAGTGGTGGGAAACAAAATATCTCGTACCAAGCCCTCCTTGGGATGTAGCGAAGCGTGTATTGGAAGCAGATACTATTGAGAATCTACTGAAAGTTTTTAGCAATGGTTCAGATCGAGGACACATCCGGTACTGGCTTAATTTATGTTCTATTGAAAAGATAGGAACGGCAGAATTTAGGATCTTCAATAGCTCCTGGGATTTCGATAAAATACTGGAAACAATCAAATTCATGTATTCGTTTGTGGAGTACTCCTACCTGCATGAAGATATGGAAGAGTATAAGCAACTCACCACAATTGATAGGTGCCTTGAAGTGTTCAATATAGACTATTCTAAGGTTCCCCAAAGACATAAACCGTTACTTTGGGCAGCAGAACACTCGGATAATGTTACAATAGTAGGCTCCATGTTTAAGAAATCCAACCGTATGCTTTCCTTTATCAAGAAAGAGGCTTCCAAATTCGATGTAGCCCATGTGGTAAACTCGTATTATATGGATATAGAGCAGGTGCTTACTAATCGAGAGATTAAAGTGTATACAAAAGAATATTTCATCTACATGATGTATAAAGCAATCAAGGGTGAAATACGAGAATTACGCTTTAATGAAGAATATGAGTTTCTAAGTATTAAATCTGAAAATCCTGCTGAAATTATTGCCACTATTCACCTTTTTAATGCCATCAAAAAGCATAAGAATTCACAGGATATTTATCATAAATCGCTTTATGACGATTTTATGGCAAAGTTAGAGCATTACCATAAGAAGTATACGGAACGTTATCAAAAGCTAGTAGATAACCTTAAAAGTAAGTCTATTGAAGTGCTTTATTGTGCTGATATATCAGATGCAATTCTTAACTGCAAAGAGAATGACATATTAATCTATCAGAATGAATTTCATTCCGGTATGAAAGCCACAAGCAACGCATTACAGCGTTTCTTATTGGATGATTTTGGATCTCAAGAACGAACTAAAACGAAATATGCAGAAATAGATGAAGAACAAGTTAATTACATGGCTCTCTCGCAGCATGGATTTATGGGCAGAAGAGAGGTATTCAAAGACCAACGCACATATATTTGGTCTAATGTGGTAGAAAGCGGAGATAGTAGCTTTAACAAGCGAACTATCGTTCCTTTAAAATATAAACGGCTTCCGGATGATTACACACTTACCGGGAATAGCAAGCTGCGTTTCATCCGTGCATCTATGGCAGAGATAGACTATTTGCGGATGATATATCTGAAAAAAGGCATCATACTTGGTTCCGCACCGTTCTGTTACCTGTGGTTTTTGGATGATTATGTATTTGGATCTTGTATGTTTGACTTCTTGAAAGTAAGCAAGTATGGCATGGATGCCGTTTGGATGAAATCCGATTTTGTGATAGACCACCCGATACCCAAGTTAAGCAGACTGCTCATTATGGGCGTGCTTTCAACGGAGTTTAAAGCAGAGTTGGATATTCGGTACAAACACGAATGTGGGGTTATTGCTACTTCAGTGTTTACTGACAAGCCCGTAAGTATGAAGTACCGGGGAGTATTCAAATTGCATGAAAGATGTGTTGGTAAACTCCATTACATACAAGATGCAGGCATTCGTGGCAACTTAGATGATATTTTAAAAGATTTTGTGAAAAAATACGGTGATGAGCCGAGAAAGGAATAATATATGGGAAAATTCAAGATAGCGGAAGTGCAATTATCTGACATTAAGCTGGTCAAGAAAAATGCGCATTTCATGCAGCAGGACACGTTTAATGCCTTAGTGAATAACATTCGTAAGGACGGTCAATTATCGTCTGTACCATTCTGCGTAAAGCATTCGGATGGCTCTTATACGGTGGTGAGTGGTAATCACCGAACACAAGCGGCAAAAATGGCTGGGCTTACTTCCATCCATGTTATGTACATAGATGAAGAGGAGACTACAAACGATTGGTTGCTGGCAACACAATTGTCACATAACAGTATAGTTGGGCAAGACGATGCGGAGATTTTGAAGCAATTGCTTGATGAAATAACAGATGTCGCACTGAAAGAATATGCGCATATCAGTAATGAAGTTCTGGAAAGTGTGAAGGACATTAACTATACGGTTGAAATGCCGAATAACGAAATCGTTCCTGTAACTCTTATGTTTGTTGATACTCAGAAAACCGCATTCGATAAGCTGATGGAAACATTGGATTGCTATTCTGAAAAAGAACTTGGCAATCTTACTTTGGTAGATATGGATACAATGCACCGGTTGAATGAAGTATCGGCTAAAGTACAGGCTAAGTATAAAATCAAGGCACAGGCTTTGAGTATTTGCAAAATGTTGGAAATTGTAAATAATGTATTGGAGGGTAATGCGGATGGAGAAAGATAGAAAATACAGGTTGAATACAAGGCAAAAGAAAACATTGTTTCTAAAAGCCCTTGATGCAAGACTTCTTAATGTGACGAAAGCATGCGAGGCCGCAAGTATATGTCGTTCTCTTGCTTATAAATGGAGAGAAAATGACCCCGAGTTTAAAGCGAAATGGGAAGAGGTTGAAGAAGCGTTCAAAGACAAAATAGAAACGTGTATGTTCACAAAAGCTATTACGGAACAGGACAATACTATGCTTATTTGGCTAAGTAAAACTAAGCTTCGTGATAGAGGCTACGTAGAGAAGATTGAACAGGATTTGAACGTGAACCCGTTTGAAAAACTTATGCAGGAATTGCCAGATGATGAAGAATGACAATAGCAGATGAAAAATCTTTGCGGAAAATCAAATCATGGACAGAAGACTGGAATAGGTTTGTGCGTGATGCTCTTAAAGCTCGTTTGGATAAGGAGCAACAGGATATTATTTCATCTGTGCAGTACAATCCTATGACAGCTGTTGCATCGGGAACAGCTCGTGGTAAGGACTTCGTGGCGGCTTGTGCATCTTTGTGTTTCATGTATCTTACTCCTCGTTGGAAAGATGGGAAGTTGACTAAAAACACTAAAATTGCTATGACAGCGCCTACCGCTCGTCAAGTACAAAATATTATGATTCCGGAAATCTCACGTTTATACAGGAATGCAGGTTTCCTTCCGGGAAGATTGTTGTCGTCAGGTATAAAGACTGATTACGAAGAGTGGTTCCTGACGGGGTTTAAGGCGGGTGATGATAACACCGAAGCATGGTCCGGTTTTCACGCTGTAAATACGATGTTTGTTGTTACCGAAGCTTCTGGTATTTCTGAATCAACGTATAACGCCATTGAAGGTAACTTACAAGGTAATTCTCGTTTGCTTATCGTGTTTAATCCGAATGTTACTACCGGTTATGCCGCACGCGCTATGAAGTCGGAGCGTTTTGCAAAATTTCGTTTGGATTCTCTTAATGCGGAGAATGTGGTATCTAAGAAAGCTGTAATTCCAGGACAGGTAAACTACGAGTGGGTTAAGGATAAAGTTGAGAATTGGTGTTCTCTGTTACAGAAAGCAGATTTCAATGAGGGAGAGGGAGATTTTACATGGGAAGGTAAGTTATATCGTCCAAATGATCTTTTCCGTGTCAAGGTCAGAGGTATGTTCCCTAAAGTTTCCGAGGATGTACTTATACCTTATGAATGGATAGAAATAGCAAACAGAAATTGGCAGGAATTACAGGCAAGCGGCTTCATTCCATCCAAATCGTGCAAGTTAGGTGTTGACGTGGCTGGTATGGGACGCGACAATAGTGTACTTTGTCCTCGATATGGTAACTATGTGGCGCAATTTGAAGTACATCAATCCGCTGGTCGAGCAGACCATATGCATGTAGTCGGTATGGCGATACCCTATTTGAAGAAGAGGGGAGCTAAAGCATTTATTGATACGATAGGAGAGGGGGCAGGTGTTTATTCCCGCTTGTTAGAAGAAGAATTTACAAATGCTTTTTCATGTAAATATTCAGAAGGTGCGGATGGATTGCATGATATTACCGGAGAATATGAATTTGCCAATATGCGCGCATATTTGTATTGGGCTTTGCGCGACTGGCTCAATCCTAAAAATGGATTTGGTGCAGCTTTACCTCCATGTGACCAGTTAATGGAAGAAGCGACTGAAACTAAATGGAAATTTCTTAGTAATGGAAAGATTATCATTGAGCCTAAAGAAGATGTCAAGAAACGTATCAAACGTTCTCCTGACTATATGGACGCATTAGCGAATACGTTTTATCCTAGAGATTACAGCTTTATTAGTGATGAAGAGTTGCTCAAAGATTTTTTGTAGTTGTGTTTCTTTTAGTACCTTTGCGTTTGAAAACACTTCTTTTTGGTGTTTTCATTGCTCTTATGTGCGCTGGCTTGTGAAAGTCGGCGCCATTTTTGTTTTATAGCAAAAGTTAAATAATTGATTTAGAGAGATTTATAGCTAAAACAAATACCTAAAATTTTGGTTAACTCATTGATAATGACTATCTTTACAATACTAAAAGAAAACAATAATACTAACAATTAAAAGATAAGAGCAATGAAAGTAACAACAATCCAACAGAGAATAATAGAAAAGTTCATCATGTCAGAGTTTGTACAAGGTAACTTAGATACAAAAGAACAGGTTAGCTGTATGCTTATCCTAATTCAAAAGAAGCTGAATATGTCAGTAGAGCAAGCAAGTGACTTTATGAGAAAATCAATTGGTATTAACGCTTAATACACACGATTATGAAAGTATATGATATAAATGGCAATGTAGTAGCAGAAGGCTATTTAGTTCCCAATCCCAATTTCATTCCTAAAGGTGAATACAAAGAAACTGAACTGGATTATCAAAAGAAGCAAGCTGATATGTTGATAACTTCAATTGATGGCAGTTTCTATGAAATCAGTTTGCCTAAAAATGCTACACTTCGCCAGAAGATAAGCAAAGATATAAAAGGATATGGCAGAAACGTAAGAAGGTATAATGAAGATATAATTCATGTAACAGAAAAAGTCCTAAAGATTTTGCAAACTAAATATACTATAATGTGTGACTTTTAAAAATAGATATGACACAAGATCGACTTGATATATTTGAAAAAGTACTCCTTCTTTATGGAGAATACGTCTTACTCAATCTTTATTCTTCTGCTAAAGTTATGGAAAGGTACGAAGATTGTGCCATTATGCGAGATTTGATGAAAAGGCACAATATTGATGAACGTAATGAAATCCAGGATTGGCAAGCTGAATTATGGCGTTGTGGATATTCTGGTGAAATTGCTGGCATTAACTTTCCATATTATATGCATGAAGCTGTAAAAATGGTAGGTTATTAGATAAATATTATTATTTTTTTTGTTTAAAAGTGACATAGTGAATGTCACTTTTGTTATATTTGCACCATAGCATCTGATGCTAACGTATCCTTTCACGTTCTCGGGTATACGTATTGTTTTATCCGGTTCCTTTTGGAAGGTATTTATTGTTGTTCAACTAATTACCGTATGAAGATGTACGGAACATGCCCATGGATGAAATAACCGCTATATTAGACAGTACCCGTCCTGTTGATAATATTATCAACGACTTAAAAGAGAAATCAGTCTGTGTCCCCTCCTGGGATAAACTTATCAAAGACTATGAACCAACGATGCACGACATAGTTACTGATACTGTTACTCGTCAAAACAAGGTAAGGTCTGACGGTACGGTAGAGCAAGCTTCACGTATCTATGTTGGCCTTGAAAAGCTTCTAACGAAGCGAATAACAGAGTTCATGTATTCTATTCCGGTAAAACGTATATATCACAATATAGAGGGTAATCCTACCAGACAACAAATAGCAAAAGCGATCGAAGCAATATACAAGTATGCTCGTATTGATAGTGAGAATATTAAGCGAGGTAATGCTTACTTTGCATCATGTGAAGTGTTCACTATTTGGTACACAGTTGAGAGCCCCAATACTCTATATGGTTTTACAAGTAAATATAAACTAAAATGTAAGACCTACTCACCAATGGACGGTGTTAAGCTATATCCTTTACTTGATGAACTTGGTGATATGATCGCAATGTCTTTTGAATACACAAAAAAGGTCAAAGATGAACAAATTACTTTTTTTGAGACATATACAGCAAACATGCATTATAAGTGGAAACAGGAGGGTAGCGGATGGGAATTAGTCAAATCAGAACCGGTTGCTATTCTAAAAATACCAGGAGTCTACGCCTATTGTTCGGTACCTATTTATCACGGGCTTTCCTATATCAGAAAAGAAATAGAATATACCCTTTCACGCAATAGCGATGTAATCGCGTATAATTCCGCTCCTATACTAAAAATAGCTGGTGGGATAAAGGGTAGTGAGAATAAAGGAGAAAGTCGTAGAGTTTATCGCGTAGAACAAAATGGGGATGTAGCCTATGTTTCGTGGGCACAATCTATCGAGGCATTAAAATACCATGTTGACACTCTTGTTAAATTGTTTTGGTCACAATCACAAATGCCAGATATCTCTTTTGAAAACATGAAATCTCTCGGCAATATCGGATTTGATGCAAGGCAGACTTTACTTACTGACGCTCATTTAAAGGTTGGAGACGAAAGCGGAGCGTGGATAGAAGCATTTGAACGCGAATGTAGTGTAATTAAGGCCTTCTTGAAAATGATGAATGTTACGTGGAAAGGTGAAGTCGATAATGTTGAAGTTGAGCATGTTATTACTCCGTTTATCCAAAATGATGAAAAGTCGGAAATAGAGAAGTGGGTTACAGCCAGTGGGGGAAAAGCGGTTGTCAGTCAATTAGAGGCCATCAAGAACTTGGGCATTTCTACCGATCCGCAAGAGACTCTCTCTCAAATTCAAAAAGAAGATGAAACTGCTTCTAGAATCAGAGTGAGCAACATATTTGAACAATCAGAATAATAATCTAAAATATAAATATTATGGCAAAAACGGATACTCTAGAATTTAATAAAGAAAAACAGGGATATTCCTGCGAATTTACCTCTGTTGGGAAATGTGTAATACAGATAGACAGAGAGAAAAGTGGCACACTTAGTATATACGCAAAGTTGGAAGGAATGGATTATGTGCTATTGTATCAATATCCTGCCGCTCAATTCAATGACAATATGATTTTTGAGCTTGACGTACAACAAGGGCTTTCTATCAAGATACTAAGTTCGGTGGGTGTCATGAGTGCAAAGATGACTTATGAAGATGAAGAGTTGTAGTAGTGTTACCTTTGTATAAATGCTATCTCGTATATAAAAATTTTGTAAAAGAATTGATTAAAAATATATATGTAAAAATAATTAAATATTTAATAGTATGGAAAATATTGAATTTAATGAAAAAGAAGGTTTGTATGTAGCTGATTTTGAATCAAAAGGCAAGTGTGTGATTCAGATTGATAATAATACGGCAGATAATCTTGTTTTTTATCGTTACATGCCAGGTATGGAACCAAGCTCATACGATAAGTTGGATTTTGATTGTAGAAAGAGGATATTTGATTTGAATATACCTGTTGGAATGATGATACGTATCATCAGTAAGACGCAGGTTAATGCGGCAAAAATGGTGGTCGTGCAACCGGAAGACGGAAGTGGAGGTCAAACTGTTACCGGTGCTACGGCAAGCGTGGATGCTAATACGGGAATCCCCGAAGTTTCCGTTGCCTTGCAGGAGGGCAATCTGAATTTTACTTTCAAGAACCTAAAAGGTGAGACTGGTGCAAAAGGGGCTGACGGGGAAAATGGTAAGGACGGAACTAACGGAGAGAAAGGTAAAACAGGTGCAAAAATAACGTCTATTGAATTGAGTATTATAGGAACAACCATTACAGGTACGGCACATTTGGATGATGATAGCACTGCCTCGATTACTGGTACATATACTCCTGGAGAATAATTTAATTACTACAGATGTATGAAAAAGTACATTGGAACAAAACAGATTGAAGCCGAGCCTATGACAGAGGCAGAAGCTTGTGAAGCAGGATTATTGAGAACGGAAAGTTATAGAGATGTTCCCGGTTATCATGTCCGCTATGAAAATGGTTATGAAAGTTGGAGTCCTAAAGATGTGTTTGAAAAGGCATACAAAGTGGCTGGCACTTTCCTTGATCGTTTGTATATTGAACATTCTGATTTGATGGAAAAGTTCGAGAAGTGTGCAGTTTTTGTAGATTCCGAGAAATTCCGTGAAGCTATTAAGGAAAATTATCCGGCTTTCCTGCTCTCATTACAGCGTGAACTTATGGGACGATATGCTGCAATTCTTGAACAAAGAATGGCTATTGCAAAAGGTGAAACAAGTATTACCACGCTTCCAAGAATGTCTTTCGGTATAGCTATTGAAGCGTTGAAATTTGGTCTTGCTATTCGTAGAAGTGGTTGGAATGGTAAAGGATTAATGGTATTCAAACAAGTCCCTGCACACATAGAGAGTAATGTTATTCCAAAAATGCAATCTCTTCCGAAATCCGCAAAAGACCTTATTCTGGAAGGCAAAGGGTTCATTGACTATACAAGTCAGTGCCTTATCTATAACGAGAATACGGGACGTGCTGATTCGTGGGTACCATCCATTAGTGATGTGTTTGCAGAGGACTGGGAAACTATACAATAGCCTATCTGCCAAGTTGTAGAAAAGTTTAAAGCAGTGTAGGCAGATGTTTACGCTGCTGGCTTAAAACTTAAAATCATGAAGACAAAAATATCAAACTGGCTTATTAGATTAGCAGAAAAAATCAATCCACAAGAAAGATTGAGCAGTATTGAACGAGTTGATAACTACGAAGCAAAGAAGCTTGGTATCTGCCTTGCCAGAACTAAAAAAGAAATCAAGGATTACCGGAAAAAGAAGAAACTTGATGAAGGGTGGTCCAATCGTAAAGCCGATGAAATGCTTATCAGAGAACTTAAGAACGAAGTGCGCCAGTCAATCAACAACTCTATCAACCAAAGAGGGTTGGTTGAATACTCCGTTGAAAAGGTTGGTGACGAACTTCATGTTACCGGTGAAATCAAAGTCTATATCAAAAAAGAATCACATGAAAGTTCCAATAGATGAAATGACGTTTGCCGAAAGCGAATATCATAGAGGTAATAAAATTTGGAATGCCCAAACGCTTTATGACTTTGCCAAGGCAAAGGAATACCCCGTTATGGATATGCCGCTTTGGAATATCGACTTGACGGCAGAGCCGTTTGAGTGCAGCCAACTTCACCAATTCATATTTCAATGCAATCGGGTTCGTGACTGTTCGCTTGATTATCCTATCATATTAGATGAAGTTGGCCAAATAGCTGATGGTTATCACCGGCTATGTAAAGCTATATTGGAAGGTAGGGAGACTATTAAGGCTATCCGCTTATTGGAAATGCCCGCACCTGATAGAATTGAGGAGGAATAATATGAAGAAGCATACAAGAATTATTACGGTAGAATATGTTGTACGAGATTGCCCTATCTGCGGTAAAATTATAGTGAAGCATCATTTGTATCCAGAAATTGATAAAAAGCAAGAAAAACTGCGTAGATGGCAAAGGAGGTAATGATTCAGCCTAAATATCATTGTCGAGATTGTGTACATAGCTACGATTGGCATGAGAAAAATAGTAAAGGTGAATTGTTTATGTGTCGATGTCAGTTATCTAAATGGACTAAATTTTTGAATCGTAATATATGTGATAAGTTTAAGAAGAAAGAATTGGTTCTTAAAAATATGCCATGATTATTAGTCTAATCCCTGTGATTTTTCTGACAACTTAGAGCGTAATATTAAAAATAGGATAATATGGCAAAACCTAAAACACCAAATCAGAAGCAACAATACCGAGAACTAGAACGCCGGCTGCAAAAGTACGTGTTATTGGTACAGCAGATATACGCAGATTTGGCACTCGAAGCGTCAAAACTCGTACTGCGTACCGGTTACGATCCAGAAGGAAGGAAGATTTTTCGGTTCAAGGATTATTCACAGACGAAAGCGGGTATAGACAAACTTTTACGCAACTTTGTGGAAGATATGCAGGTTCTTATATATCGTGGAACGTCTGAAGAGTGGAAACGTAGCAACGAGGTGCAGGATCTTCTTGCTGACAAGTTTTTGCAAACCTATGTTGGGGAAGTTGACCGGGAAAAGTATAAAATCTACTATCAGACCAACGGCGATGCGCTGAAGGCTTTCCAACAACGGAAGGATAGAGGGATGAACCTATCCCAAAAGTTGTGGAACCAGTCTCAGGAACTGAAAGAAGCGTTGGAGGAAATATTGTCTACGACCTTTCAGAAGGGATACAGCGCAATAACTCTCAGTAAGCGTGTCAGTAAATGCCTAAACGACTTCCCGACCTTTAGGAAGGACTATAAAGAAAAATACGGCAAAGCATCCAATATACACGACTGCGAGTTCAGGAGCGCCCGTCTTGCTGTATCTGAAATCAATATCGCCTACCGGTCCGCCGAGAATGAACGTTGGAAACAGATGGATTTTATAGTTGGGTATGAAATCAAATTAAGTGGGAACCATAACTGTAAAGGAGTACCCCGAGGCCGGTTTTATGATATTTGTGATCGGCTTACGGGTAAATATCCAAAGTATTTTGTTTGGATTGGCTGGCATCCGTCCTGCCGGTGTTATAAAATACCTATCCTTAAAACTGAGGAAGAGTTTTGGGAATGGGATGGTAGAAGTAAATCCACAACTGAAAGTGTGAATGAGGTCAAGGAGGTACCGAAGGTATTCAAGCAGTGGATTGGCACAAATTCCCAACGCATAGCAGATGCAAAGAGAAGGGGAACTTTGCCATATTTTTTAAAGGATAACCCGTCATATCTTAAATAATAATGGATTATATACAGATACATTTAGTTTCACAACACGGAGTACAAGATTATTTTTGTACTATGCGTTTATTATGATAGTTTAACATTAAAAGTGGCATTTAAAACGTCACTTTTGCTACCTTTGTATCAGAAGCGTATGAAGATGTACGCCACAGAACTTGTCGTGTTGTGATTTGCTTCAATTTAGCACGATTGAACGAAACTCATTGCTCTAATGTTTAGTAAAGTTCTAAGCGAATAGTCTGCTGGCATACGTGCTACGCAGACTATTTTTGTAATTAAAACATTGTACAATGGACAGAAAGCAACAAGTTTTTTTGAAGCTGAAACCTAAGACGAAGGCATTGGGGTTCAGCTCTAAGGAATTAAAGGGTATTGCCGCTCAGATTGCCGATAACCTTACTTCCGCAGAAGAAGCCTCAGATGAAGACGTAAATGCAGAAATTGACAAAGAGATTGACTCCGCATTACGTTACTTACCTTTCGGCCAGTCACAAGCCAATCGCTTGCTTGATGAATGGAAGAAAAATCACCCTGAAACAGATGACGACGACAACGATGACGATGATGACGACGACGGAGCTTCGGATAATCAAAGACGTCAAGCTGGTTCAAACACCAAAAATCCCAAAAACAAAGGAAAGAATGATGATGCTCCGGAATGGGCTAAAGGTTTGGTTCAGACAGTACAAACACTGAATGACGAAATCGCAGCATTGAAAGGTGAAAAAGTTACCACTACACGTAGAGAGAAACTTGAAACCCTTTTAAAAGATGCTGGTACATTCGGAACTCGCACATTGAAATCCTTCAATAAAATGAAGTTTGAAAATGATGAAGAGTTTGAAGAATTCTATTCCGAAGTTGAGGAAGATTTAAAATCTTACAACCAAGAACGTGCCGACGCAGGACTATCTAGTTTGGGGAATCCTCCAGGTGCAGGAAGTAAGAAGCAAGAAAAAAATGAAGTATTAACCGATGAAGAGGTTATAGCAATTGCTAAAGGCCTTTAATCAAAAGTAAAATTAAAATGGGCGCAAAAGCTGATTTAGTAAACGAACAGGAGACGATTTTAACCGGAATGGATTCGATTGTTATTCGTAACTATTTGGGCGGAATTATGAATGGGCGGACATTAGACATGACTGGATTTAAGCAGTCTGTAATTAAAGCCGGTCATATTGTTATCCGCGATACAGAGAACGATACCTATAAGCCAATGCCTGTTAACTCAGCAGGCACAGCTTACGAATCATTGCCATCTAATCATGAATACGTTGGTGTTGTTGTTTGTTCAAAACCTGCCGACAAGCCATTCGTTGGTATTATGTATGCTGGTGAAGTAAATGATGTGGCGAGTCCTTATCCTATTGACAGCATTAAGGCTGCATTAAAAACGGCATTGCCGCAATTGGCTTTTTTACACGATTAAAAAGGAGGTGAAAGATGAATGAATCATTATTTATTGAATTTGTAAAAAAAATATGGCCCAAATTGAGCCTATATGTGAAAGAAAAGATCAATGGAACAAATAAGAATTTGACCTATCTTCACAAAACTATGCTTACCAGAGTATATTCTCCTGATCAAAAATGGGAAGGTACTTCTGCTAACACTACTTATGTAGCAGCGGATATGGTAGCTATGGATTCTCCTTTGTCTCCCAAGAAACGTGACTCTATTGCACGTTCTAGTGGTGAATTGCCTAAAGTTGGTATTAAAAAGATTCTGAGAGAAACTCAGATCAACGCTATTAATATCATGAAAGCACATTTGTCTAATGCCACTACAGAGGAAGCGCAAAAATCTCTCAAAAATAGAATCTTTTCTCGATTAACTGATGACGGAACCGCATGTTCTGTTGGTATTGATGAAAGGAATGAAGCTAATTTCCTTACTGGGCTGTCTGATGGGGTTATTATTGTTGAAGGTGATGATGATAAAAATTCCGGTCTCGGACTTCGTGTAAATTATGGTTATTTGCCAGAACATAGTTTTGGTGTTGTTACTACCGGAGAAGTAACAGGTGATGATATTGAAAGAGTTATAGGTAAATCCAACGATGACGGGAATAGCATTTCTGTTATCATGTTAGCGTTGTCTACCTATAACAAAATGCGTCAATCTCAATGGGCTAAGGAATTGGTGGCAAGTTATCGAGGGCAAACCTTTGATAATGAAACAAAGTTGCCTGTCCCCACTTCTACGTTGTTTGATGAAGCATTTTCTGATCAATATAATGGCATTTCATTCTTTAAGATTGATCGTTCTGTCACTTATGAAAAGAATGGTAAAAGAGTTTCTTATAAGCCGTGGAACGCAAATAAACTTATATTCCTTCCTTCTGCTGACAATGTAGGTTCTTTTGTATGGGGAACTTTGGCTGAATCTACTAACCCTGTCAAGGGAGTAGAATATACTATTGTTGATGAATATAAGCTGATTAGCCGTTACTCCAAAACAGACCCGTTGCAGGAATTTACGAATGGGCAGGCTCTTTGTTTGCCGGTTATTGAGAATGTAGACCAGATTTATTCATTGGATATTCTGGAAGCTCAAACAGTAGATACAACGAAAGAATCTGAGGATTCTACTGATGTAAAGATTACGATTTGGGGAGTAACTTACAAGAAGCCAGAATTTGTGACAGAATACAATAAAATCGCTGGTAAAAACTTGACTTCCACTGTTTCCGATGATAAACTTATCGCAGCAGTCAACAGATTGAGTGATGCAGACGAAGCATCGTTGAAAAAAGCGGTTGAATCCCATAAAGCAGCATAAACCATGAAGACAATTCAGCAAGCCCTTATAGACGAAATACATTACCCGATTCCAGCTGGTTTTGTAGAGAATGTTATGATTAAACGTAATCTCAAAGTTGATGAAGAGTTTGATTATGACGTTTCTCGTTCCAACGAATATCAGGGGGCATTAGCTGATTGTCTTTGGTCTTTAGTTCAGTCTATCAATTTTTCTGAAGCAGATAAGTCTTTTGGATCTTTATCTGATAAAGACAAAGAGCGAATTTTGTTACGTGTCAACTCTATCTACAATACTATTGGTGAGCCTTCGGTAGAACTGGAGGCAAAGCCGATGGTATATGTAGGTGATTGCTTGTTATAGTAATGGCTGTATTGAATAGAAATCCACACCGTTTGCAATATCTTATATCCACACAAGGATACGAAGATGAAAACGGAGACTATCATCCCGGGCTCTCTGAGTGGAGTGGTTCGATTCCTTGCGATGCAGTACCATCTGGTAGAGCAGAAGAAAGAGAGTTTGAGGACGGTGTTATAAGGAGCTATTCATATACGGTTTATCTACCGAGTAATTGTCATACATTTACTATTGGAGATAGAGTTAAAATAGGCCTGCTTGGAGGAATTGAAAGAGAATTTAAAGTCAAAGGTTTCCATCGTTATCAGCTTCAGTGTAAAATATGGGTTTAGTATATGGGCATAAAGATGACTACTAAGCTGGATGAAGTTCATGACAAGCTTATGAAAGAGGCAGAGCGGGTTGAAAGATTGATAATACGGGCCTTATCGTATCTCGGTGAACAATGTGTCACTAGGGTACGTAATCGAGGCGGTGAGAAAAGCTGGTATGATCAATCTGGAAATTTACGTAGTTCAGTAGGGTATGTAATAGCACATAATGGCAGTATTGTCCAATACTCAGACTTTAACCAAGTAAAGCAAGGTTCAGAAGGCGTAAAAGTGGGAAAAGATCTAGCTGAAGAAATCGTAAAAAGATATTTGAATGATTATGTGCTGGTAATAGTTGCTGGAATGAATTATGCAGAAAAAGTAGAAGCGATGGATAACAAGGATGTGCTTGCGTCAACAGAACTATGGGCTACCGAACAGGTTCCTAAGATGCTTGAAAAACTGAAAAAACAGATTGCTAGATGAAATCGGACATTGAAATACAGAAGTTTGTCTATCACAAGATTAAAGGTACAGCTCTTGAACAAAGTGTTACTGGAAAATTGAGTGATAGAGGTAGACCTAACAAATCAGACAAGGAAGATATTGTCATATCAGTACTTGCTAATGAGGGTTGCGGGCAAATCCAACGGGCTTATGTGAATATCAATGTTTACGTTAGTGACCAATGGAATGAAGATACGAAACAATGGGAACGAAATACGGTCCGTGTAGGTAAATTATGCGAATTGTGTAAGTTCCTTTTCTCCATACGAGAGGAAGAGTATCATACGGTACCTAAGCAATGTTCTCAAAAAACCATTCCAACAGGAGTGACCTTTGAAGATGGACATACTGAACATTTCATTAATAACAAACTGTATATTGAGATAAATAACGAATAATTATTAACTATATTAAGTGATATAGAGCTATGGCAGTTATAGGGTGGGGGAAACCTCGTATATTTATTAAAGATTTGGATGCAAGTTCTCCAAAGTGGGAAGAGCTTCCGACTCCTGTAGAGGATTCTACACAATTGACAACAACCAAAGGAGATAAACAGGAAGCCAAGATTGAAGGTGGGGAAAACGAAGACGTAAAGTATGGCAAAAATACTTATGCTCTTGCTCTCAACATTCGTGCCGCAAAGGGACGCAAAAGACCTATTAGTGATAGTGATGGTGTAGTTGCTCACAATTACGCTATTGCGTTACAGCCGGAGGATCCGGAAGTTCAAGGTTTCTGTATGGAAAAGACTACTGTTTCTGTTGAAGATACATTTACTACGGCAGATGGTGGTGTTTGGGCGTATATGTTTGATGCATTAAAACCTGGTTCCGACAAAAAGCAAATTCAATGGGGTAAAATTATTGTCACTCCGAACACTGGTACACCAACTAAAATTGAATGTGATCCAGAAGATGAATCCGGAGATGGGGATAAGTTTGAAGTAGCTCCTAATCCGGGTGTAGGAGGTTAAGTTTTGATAGGTAATGCCGAGCGTGGGGGCGTAATACCCACGTGTTTTGCGGAGATGGTGTAATGGTTGCATATATATCATCCAGATATCAGGTTACGGTTCAAATCCGTATCTCCGCTCTGTTTTTTGAGAATCTGATTTGTTGTTCATAATTTAATGTCGGTTGTCTGTGAAGATAGCCGATAAAAAATAATTGATGATGAAAGAAACTATAAAAGATATAGACGCGGATATTGCTGATATAATAATGAGCGTTCCGAGAGGATTTAAAGTGGGTAAAAGAAAGTTCTATCTTTATCCTATTACTCTTGGTAAAACATATCTTATTTCACGCCTTATGTCTTCCTTGAATATAAATCTAAAAATAGTACACGCTAATCCATACATGGAGGCTTTAAGGCTATGCCAAGACAAGAAAAATATTGTATGCCGTATATTATCCTATCACACAATTAATAAGAAAAAAGATTTGTTTGATAATGATTTGATTCAGGAAAGATGTGATTTTTTTATTAAAGAACTTGATAATGAAAGTTTGGCACAACTGCTTGTAATGGTCCTTTCCGAAGGGGATATATCTCAATTTACTAAGCATTTAGGCATTGACAAAGAAAAAGAGTGGCAAGAAAAGGCGATGAAGGCTAAAAGAGACAATAATTCTTTCGTTTTCGGTGGAAAAAGTATATACGGTACACTAATAAGTTCTGCTTGTGAACGTTATGGCTGGACTTTTGAATATGTTGTATGGGGAATAAGCTATGCCAATCTGCAACTACTTCTTGCCGATTCTATAACGTCTATCTATTTGTCTGACGAAGAACGTAAGCGAGTTAATATACCTAAAGACCGCAACGTGATAAATGCTGATGATCCGGCAAATATGGCAAGGATTAAGGCAATGAAATGGGATTGATTCAACATAAATGTATGCAATAACTGGGTTTCTTCGGAAATAACCCCAGTTTCTTCGGAAATAACCCCAGTTTCTTCGGAAATAACCCCAGTTTCTTCGAAAATAACCCCAGTTTCTTCGAAAATAATACGGTATTATTCCGTGATTAATCACTGATTATTCCGTGATCACTACGTGAACACTACGTAATCACTACGTCAACACTACGTGATTTTTAAAATATCTTAATTATTATCTGTTTTATATCGAATACAGATAAATATATCTATATTTGCATCTGTAACAAGTACGAGATGTTACCAGACATTGATTCAGTATTCTCCTGTACGGAGTTTATATATGAATAGCCTCGTAGTAGCTCGTACCTATTACGGGGCTTTCTATTTAAAGCCAGTTATACAATCGGCGGTAGGCTGCATAAGCAGAGAGACAGAGGGTTGTATTCCTAAACTCGATACTGCGAGGATGTGAGAAATCGAGAGGCGAACGAAACCTGAGTGCCTTCACAGCGACAAGTAAGCGAAAAATCAGGGAAGATGGTAACTTGTTAATGCCATCCAGCTACAAACGGCGTACTTTATACGAGCGATGACTGTTTGAATGCTGCTATAGCCAAGGAGCGTAAAACCCTCTAAGGGCTAAACTATGCAGCATTCAGCACCTTAACCGAGTGAGACTTTTACTTGATAAGTTAATTATTAGATTATAAATACTTGACAATATAACTTTAAATTATAGTTTATGAATGAACTTGTTTTCAAAGGTCAGAATGACCAAGTTTTAACAAGCAGCCTTTTGGTGGCTGAGAAGTTCGGGAAAGAACATAGTAACGTATTAAAAGCTATTGATGCTTTAGCTTCTAAAATGCCTGAAAATCAATGTAAAGTATATTTTGACGATACATCAATAGAAATGCAGCAGCCTAATGGTGGTATACGTTATTCTCGAGTTGTTGTTATGAACAGGGATGGATTTAGTTTACTTGTAATGGGGTTTACCGGAGAAAAGGCACTTAAATTCAAGTTAGAATACATTGCGGCCTTCAACGCAATGGAGAAAGCCTTAAGAGAACAACAAAAACCATTATCCCAACTTGAAATCCTGGTACAATCCGCACAGGCTCTGCTTGAACAAAGCAAGCGTATTGATAATGTCGAAAAACGCCTTGATGTGATGGAGCAGGAAAGGGAGGAAAACGGCAAATTGCTTTTGGCTGTTTCTGTTTCATCCGAGAAGGTTCCGGAACTGTCACTTCGTGATAAAATCCGACAATTGGTGAACAAATATGCTTCAGCGACCAATACCAGACAACAGGACGTCTGGCACAAAGTATATGAGCAACTATATTATCTGTATCACATTTCCATTGGTAACTACAAGAAGAAGTTCAAGGGAGAAACAAAACTCGAAATAGCGGAAAGGAATAACATTTTGGATAAGATATACGCTATTATTTCAAACATGTATCGTGAATACAGAGCCGCTTAATAAGAATCGTCAAAATAACTTTTCAAGATTTGAAACAGTGGGAGCAGTAGGTAAACATAAAGAAGCCTCAAACTTAATAGTGCTAAACGCGATAAATAGAACAGTATAAAAGATAAAGGGCAATAAATCACGATAGGCTTTGTGTAACCCTCGTGATTTATTGGTGAAATAGAAAAATCTATTTGCTTGTACTTATTGATAATATTTTGATGTCTTTTTCTATTTGACAATCTAATTCGGAAATAGTCTCACTGTAGCTATTAAGAGAGCCAGATGGATTATCTGAAAGTTCTATCATTTTTTGTACATCTGCATATACAGATATGATTTGATTATATGTTTCTTTATATTTTGATGGGGGATTTTTTAACTCTTTGATAAGTAAATCTAGTTTGTCTTTCTTTGATTTAACCCCTTTAGCTATAAAATATAGATTAGCTACTTGGTTTTTATATCTGCTTATAGCCTCATTGAAATCAGAGCAATATTCTCCGTTATGGTCCTTGTTATCAAATATTGCATTTCTCCAAACCTCTGAATATGCAAAAGATACTTTCTTGCTCGTTTGAAATAGGTCAGACATTACATTGACACACTCTCTCATGTTATCTTCATACTTTTTGCTGCCACATCCAGTTATAAATAATAGAAGTACAATGACAAATAATTTGTTATCCATGATATTTAAATTAAAAAATAAACGTTTTTTATTCCCTTATTGCCATTTTAAGTGATTCTTCTAGTTTTCCTGCATATTTAAATATATCGTCTATACTGTCAATCTGAAGCCATTCGCAACTCTTGTAGTTATCTAATGGTATTCCTATCTGCTTCTTTCTTGCGCCAATAGAGATACGGCATATCCAAAACCACTGGCTGTTATCAAGGTTCACGACGAAGTAGCTCTTGTAGTCTCTATAGGTTATACGTGCCACATCCACGCTTTTTCTTAAAATACTTCTTACGATATTGTAAGCATCCAATTCTTCTTGTGTTGTCACAATGCCGGATTCTTTGTCCATATATACAACTCCGTCCGGGAGTTTCTCTTCTGTATTTTCTGTGGAAGTATTTATGGATGTATTGTCTGACATCTGGAGTGGATCAGATGTCTGCTCACCATTCTTTATGGCTGTGTTTAGCCTATCTGAAATGATGTCATTGATAATTGATGAGATGGATTTCTTTACAAGTGGAGTGAACATATCTATAACCTTGGATGTGATTTGCCCGGAAGTGTATGCTTGGCGGGCGAAGAATCGTACAAATTCAGGTGTTGGCGATGAAAACTCGTTGTTTAGTATAGACTTTATCTCCGTTGTATATTTAAGTTCATTTGCCGTACTTAGAACATCCTCTTCGTTGTAATATGATTTATGAAACTTTTTTAGCTGTTCTATATCCGCATCTGATAACTCAAGCATATCCACAATAAGAAACGGCTTTTCATCCATGATGTTGATTTTCTCCAAGTCTGTATAAAAGCGGTATTCTATCCCATTGGTAAGTACTCCAAATCGTGCTTTTGATGCAACAAAATACTTCTGTAGTTGCGTGTCATGCAAGTTTAAGTCCTGTTTGCAGTGTTTGCATTCTATGAGTATTATTGGGCTTTCGTCCTTCATTATGGCGTAGTCAATCTTTTCTCCCTTTTTCTTTATAAGGTCGCAATCAAGTTCTGGAATGACTTCAAAAGGATTAAATACATCGTAGCCTAAAGCAGCGATCATAGGCATAATAAATGCTGTTTTCGTAGCCTCTTCTGTAGCTATACTATCCTTTTGCTTTTGGATACGTTCTGCAAGTTGTAAGATTTGATCTTTAAAGTCCATGCTTTTATTGTTGTATAATAATATATGCACAAATATATTTTATATAACAATATAAACAAAATTAAAGATAAAAAAATAATCTATTAAATATGTTTTTGCTATGTATGTGGCATTTAATACGTCACTTTTATTATCTTTGCAATGCCGTGTGATGTTGCACGGAACTATTTCTATCGAAAAGACTTATGGCTGGATTACACTTCGACATAACCGGTGACAACTCCAACTTTATACGTAAACTTCATGAGTGTGAAAATGGAGTAAAAAACACATCCCGACAAATAGAACAAAGTGGGTTAGGTATAGAAGATTTATTTAACCGTATGACTAAAGCTGCTGCCGCATTCGGAGTTGGTTTCACTGCGAAAGAATTAATTTCAAATATAGCACATGTTCGCGGCGAGTTTCAACAATTGGAAGTTGCATTTAAGACAATGCTTGGTAGCGAAGATAAAGCTAATGCTCTTATGCAACAGTTGGTCAAAACAGCTGCTACTACACCATTTGATTTGCAAGGAGTTGCAAATGGAGCCAAACAGCTTCTTGCTTACGGAGAAAACGTTGAGAATGTCAATGATGATTTGATACGTCTTGGGAATATAGCAGCAGGTCTTTCTCAGCCGCTTGGTGATATTGTGTATTTGTACGGTACTACCATGACGCAAGGACGGTTATACACGGCGGATTTAAACCAATTTACTGGCCGTGGTATCCCTATGATTCGCGAATTAGCAAAAGTATTTGGTGTCGCTGAAGGGAAAGTAAAAGGTTTGGTTGAAGCAGGGAAGGTTGGTTTTCCTGAAGTGCAGAAAGTTATCCAGAATCTTACAAATGAAGGTGGAATGTTTTTCAACTTGATGCAGGAACAATCTAAAACGATTGCTGGTCAGATTTCAAATATTGAAGATGCAATTGCTACTATGTTCAATGAAATTGGTAAAGCCAATGAAGGTATTATCAATGATGCTTTGTCTGGGGTTTCTTATCTGGTTGAAAACTACGAAAAGGTAGGAGCTCTTTTATTAGAAATAGTAGGAACTTATGGAGTATACCGTACAGCCCTTATGGCTACGACTGCATTGCAGGCTTTGCAAGCCTCCGGCATAACTGCTTTAACGGCGAAAGAAGCTATTCATTATGGATGGTTAGTGCTTACGAAGAAAGCTCAAGATGCCTTAAATTTATCCATGCTTAAAAATCCTTATATATTGGTTGCTGCATCTATTGCAGGATTGGTTTATGGTATATATAAATTTGCTACAGCAGAAAGTGATACGGAACAAGCAATCCGTAAAACTAACGATGCACTTGAGGCACAAAATAATCATTATGAAGAGTTGAAAAATAGAGCAAGTCAACTCTCTAATATTTTAAGTGATGAATCTAAATCTATAGAAGAGCGTTTCATTGCATATCGTAAACTTCAGCGTTTAATGCCAGAAGTTTTTAAAGATATGGATTGGGAAGCAGCTAAACGGAAAACAAATTCTGAACTTATAAAACTTGAGACCGATGAACTTCTAAGACAGCAACGTATTGGGTTAAAAACAAAGGTTGTAATGTCTCAACAAAAAATACAGGGGCTAAGGAGTAGCTTAATAAAAACTCAAAATGCTGGTGGATATACTGGGGCATTAAAGGAAGATTTAGCTGCTGCTGAAAAAGAATTGGAAATATATCAAGAGGCCCTTAAGGCTTTTGAGGAAGCCAAAGAAGAATCGAAAAAAGCTAAAAATGCTCCAACTGTACAAGACAAAGAATATTGGGAGAATCAAAAAAAAGAAGCTGAAAATGCCTTAGAATCTATTGCATCTTCTCAAAAGAGATTGTTGGACGCTGGTAACTTTAAAGGTATAGATACTGCTGTTGTAAAGAGTTACAAGGATAATGTTAAAAAGCTAAAGGAGGCTGAAAAAGAACTGAAGGTTTATGACACCTCTTCCAAACAGGAATCTGCTGCTGAAAAACTTCGCAAACAGCAAGAAGGCATTCGTTCCCAGAATGATAAGATCTCTGAAATAG